TACCACATACAACCTGCCATTCCAGCCAACCAAGCTGAAGAACTTTGACGAGTTCCATCAGCGTTATGGCAAGTATATTTTACAGGCCAGCGACAAGTAAAATGGTTTAAAGAGGGTGGTGTTTTAATAACACGGGCTGTGTTCTCACCGCCCTCTTATCTTTTAAAATTCATCATGATAGATAAATTTCAATCTCAATGCATTATTGTATATTATCCCAATGGCGCCGGCGGAAAATTTATTATCAATAGTTTAGGGTTGAGCCAATATTGTGTGCCACATCATCCACAATTGGCTGTCTGGGATATGCAACAGACAATATTTAACGATACATATTATCAAAAAAAACTCGATCAGATTTTAAAGACTATTCCACCAATACATGATTTAAATAAGTGGCAAAAATACGAATTAGGTGTTGGTAATGAATGGGGTCCGTACGGTGCACAGACCGTGAATATGTCCTCGGCATTAATTGACATAGTTAATGCTAATAGACATTTTTGTTTAATTGTTCATAGCCCTGAAGAATTAAAACAAGCCACAATGCAACATCCCAATCTTAATGTAATTAAATTAACAAACTACAGCCAATGGTTGGCAAGATCAAGTTTTAAAATGCTAGGTTTAGCAAACGATCTTGATAATAAAGTAAATTATTGGAGTTTTATTGATCAACAGGAATTGAAAAATCCACAAATACCATATATACTAATAGATATAGATTCGACGATTGACGACCATAATGCTATGCGAAATCAAATTGAAAATTTATATGATAGATTAAAATTTAATGATTTTAATAGTGGCCTTTGGGATCAATATTATCAAAAATATATTTCTGTTCATCCAAAATGAAATATACAGTTGAAGATACTGTTCCTAATGCACATTTTAAATATATAATTGACGTGGCACAAGTGTTAGAATTTCACAATGCCCGTAAATGGATGAGTGAAACGTATGGCTACAGTGAAGATCTAAAAAAGGACCGACCCGATACCAATCCAAATTGGGCATTTACTATCAATTGGCGCAATCATAAAATCTATCTTCGAGGCGATGAAGAATTATCGTGGTTTAAAATACGTTACGGTGATCCACTATAAGTATAATGATCTATGTTTAATAAAAAAATCCTATGCATCGGCAATGAGACCGAACTGACAGATCAGTTGACCGGCACACTTGCTGCCAAAGACGCCACAACCAACTATGGACTGATATCCGCTGACAATTTTTCTCCTATCAAAGTTGGTTACTATCACACCAGTATAGTTGATATACCCATTGGTAGCATTGTTTTAAATTTGGCGCCAAAATTTGATCAAATTGTAATGCTAGATCAAGGTATAGATTCTTATCCGCATTGGAAAAGTTTTGTAAACACTTTCAGGCTTATGTTAGAGCTAGAAGAAAAAGGATACAATACTGTATTCAGAAATAATGCCAATAATAAAGACATTCTTTACTGGCATAACACGCTGAGAAATAACAAGGCGCTATGTGTGTTGCCGTTTATAAATTTAATAAACGATTACGGCTCAGCAGTCATGTGCATGAAATGTCCAGATCCTATTACTCAAATTGATCAAATTGATGATTGGTCAACCGATCCAGCCTTTGCTCCTATTAGAAATAACATGCTGGCCGGAATTCAAATGCCTAATAAATGCAATATCTGCTACGAGAGAGAACAACACCATGGAGAAAGTGCCAGACAATTTGAGTCTTTAGAATGGGCCATGGATCTCAGACTAACTAACGAGGACGATTTAAAAAATATAAAATATCCCGTTAGTTACGAAATACGTCCCAGTAATAAGTGCAATATCATGTGTCGCATGTGTGACGATAAACACAGTCATTTGATTGAAGAAGAAAATATACGTCTCGGTATTCCTGTAGTAACTGACACTTGGAAATTTCAAGAGTTTCCATATGATAAGATTGATTTTGACACTGCCAAAAGAATATATTGGGCCGGTGGCGAGCCTACTATTTTTCCTGAATTTTATGCGTTTCTACGACGTTGTATCAAACAAAATCAAACCGACTTTGATTTGAACATTGGAACTAATGCACAAAAAATCAGCAACACTTTGTTGGATCTGTTGAAAGAATTTCCTCGAGTAACTTTTAGTGTTAGTTTTGATGGCTACAAAAAAGTCAATGACTACATTCGATGGGGTAGTAACTTTGATACTATGAGAGACAATTGTTTCCGCATATTAGATCAAGGACATGTATTGGCATTTCAAACGGTAATTAGTATGTGGAATGCTACCCGTGTTCATGAGATCTATGAATTTTATGATAGAGATTTTCCAGGGTGTAATACCCTAGTTCAACCAGCCGGTGATATCACCTCGCTGTTGGGGCCTTGGCATAACCCATTGCGTGAACAGGTAGTGGAATCAATGTATCGTTGCCAAGAAACTAAAGTTTATTACAATGTTGGAAGAAATACCAATCATATTATAAATGAAATTATTGATCGATTTAAAAATTACAATTATGATCCTAACATCTTAATTGAATTTTTTCGATATAACGATCGTTTAGATCAAGCTCGTAACAGTCAATTAGTTGATTACATTCCAGAACTAGAACAAGCAAGGCTATTGGTACTCCAATGAAAGTGGCTAGTGTTATGGCACCCATAGTAAATTCTGATCCGATATCAGGACATAGATATCAAGGGTGGACTCCTTGTATTGAATGGTGTGATACCAACTGCGAAGGACCGTGGTTGTTTGTCTCAGAAGGTGTGTTTGAATTCGAGTGGGACTCTGATTATATCATATTTATGTTGAGATGGGTCTAAACATCAGCAGTTAAAAAGATAATCAAGTGTGTTGCTATACTGTTTTTCAAATTCAATTTGGCTAAACAATGGTAAATTTTTAGTGCGTATTCTTGTTCCATCACGTAACAACATTATATAATTAGAAGATTTTAAAGCTGAGTATTTGGATGCATACCAGGCCAACTGCTGACTCCCTACCTTTTGTTTGTGTATTTGGTAATTTGAATCTTTGTCATAACTGTAAATGAAGTCTTTGAGAAACTGTTTATAGGTGTTGTAGTTCTTGGATTTGATTATTGTATCCATGCGGTAGTAGGTGTAGGTTTCAAATTCTTCTGTGTCAAAAAATCCCACTGCCAATGGTTGATTATCATTCAACACTTTGGCATGACCTGGTGGGTATTTTTGTATTTTACACATGACATAAAACCACCAGCGGGCCTGTATCACTGTGTCAATAGGCAGTTGGCTAGTAGAAAAATACTGCTCGCAATAGTTGACAAAGTTCAAATTGTTTGTTTTTTTATAAAACAAATCTTTCCAAGAATCGTGCAATCCTTTGAAGCCTACTTCATCAAAAAAACTCTGATCTAAACTGGCAGTTATATCATCTGCAACGTCAGCACTGACAAATAGGCCATCAAATGTTTGATTCATATACACGTCACCACCAAACTCAACCATTTCAATTTGAGAAATCTGCAATAAATCTAAAAAGAATCTAGGGTGTTCTTTCACACTGTGGGAACTGTATATTATGCGTATCTGGTCTAAATTTTTACAATATTTCAAAAATCCCACAACCATTGCAGTTGAGTCTATTCCACCGCTCCATAACAAATTTAATTTTTTATTATAAGTTGTTAAATCTGTTACACGTAGTTGAAAACATTCATCAAGCTCTACAGACTTGGATTTAGTAGACCATGGCCGATCAATGTGGAAATTAAACGGCATAGGTACCCGGCAGGTTCGGTCAATTATGTCACCACTGGGTCTAGTGGAAAAACACGAATTCATTTCGACCAAATAGTTGTATTCGTCAAAACCAGAAATTTTGTATTGATGTTCACCCACTGTGGTAAAGTTGATACCTCGATAGGTCAACAATGGTTTAAAAAATCCAGTCTGAGTTTGATACAGTAATGATTGACTCATGCTGATGTGTTGGTTATGGCAAGAATTTCGTTTGTGATGTTGGCCAATGCATAATCAAAATCAGAAGTAGTATCGGATTCAAAATTATCAATTTTGGCAATCAAATCCTGTTCGTATTGACTCAACTGGGTAATCATTCGAATCCTTCGTGCATATCGAACTGGGTCTGCAGTATAGGCAACTAAATCTTGTAACAGCTCTGTTCGTTTTTCACTAGCTAATGTCAGACTTTGATAAATTAATCGAGTCTTGTAAAAATTGTTCATGCAACTATTTATAGACCAGTGCTGTTGACTTGTTAAAAGTAGAATGCTATAATACGATATGACTTATTCAGTGTATCAACATTGGGATACTCTCAAAACTTGTGTAGTTGGGCGAAGCTATCCAGCCGAATTTTACAGTTTTATAAAAAATTCCAAAGCTCGTTCGGTAATGGAACGTATTGCCATAGAAACCGAAGAAGACTATCAACGACTAGTCAACTTGTTGCAGGGTTTTGGTGTGGATACCTTCCGAATTTCGTTTGATGGTGATATCGAATCTTACCGCACAGGCGATAGGTATTTGCCTCCGCCTATGTGTCCTAGAGATTACATGAGTATGGTCGGTGATACATTTTATTTTGAGGAATCTCATTTCCGTCACGAGTATAGACACATACTGGATTGGATAAAATTACAAGGCAATTCTATAGTATACAATCAAGGTATCAACGGTGCAGCAACTACCCGTATCGGACAGGACTTGTATTTTGGCACTACTCTTGGTACCACAGTAGTTAATCATGGCCAATATGCCAAACAGTTTCCAACCTATCGTACTCATGTGATTGACACACAAGGTCATAGCGATGCTACATTCTGTCCGGTTAAGCCTGGCTTGATTGTGAGCCTATATGATGTGCCCACCTATGCTGACACATTCCCAGACTGGGAGGTTGTGTATTTGCCAGGACAAAGTTGGTCGGCTATTCCTGAATTCCAAAAATTAAAACAACGGAATCAAGGACGGTGGTGGGTACCAGGTGAAGAGCTCAATGATGACTTTACTGACTATGTGGAAAGTTGGATGAATCATTGGGTTGGCTATGTAGAAGAAACTGTGTTCGATGTAAATATGTTAGTGATTGATGAGAAAAATGTTGTGTGTAACAACTATAACCAACAGGTATTTGCGGCATTTGAACGGCACGGTATTACTCCACACGTGATAAACTTTAGACATAGATACTTTTGGGATGGTGGTTTGCATTGCATTACTTCTGACATTGACCGAGCCGGCATTTTAAAAGATTATTTTCCAAATAGAAATCTGCATGAGTAAAGACGAATACTACCGTGACCCCGCAGCTCGATTGGACACTATTATTGGAGGCGACACTCAACACTTCCTCAGACTACAACGAGTCAAGGATGAATACGATGAACTGGCGCATGCCGTACCCATTGGTCAAGGATTCCTGACCTTCTATGATTATGTAAAAGAATACTACGGCATCAAATTGACCATGGACGGCGATAATATCAATTTGGATTATGCTGTCGTAGATGAAAAGAAGTATACCGTGTTTGTGCTAAAATTCAGTCGGTAATGAAAACCACAGTTAAAAAAAACTTGATCATATTCCATAGGCCCAGCGAGTGGGCTGAGTTGGCTGAACGTCTCAGGACCGAGTATGGCCCAAGTGTGATGATTTCATTTACGTGCAAACGAAAACTGGGATTTACAGTGCGTCATCACAAAGGTTTGGTGCCACACGATGCGGTACAATGGGTACAGCTAAAGGAAGAAGGATGGACACATCGTTACCATTATGAAGATCAAGTGCATCTGGATTTTTATAACGAAGCCCAACAGACTTGGTTTGTGCTAAAATACTTGAATCTTTAGCGGTTGACCAGAAAATGTCTTTGTTGTATAATATAGACTTAAACACTAAGGAATCTGATGCAGTATCAAATTGAATGTCGTAGTAAAGCTCGTCAAGTTCTCATTGATTCACTGGTGCGAGTATTAATACCCGAACTCCGACTCACTCGCAGTCGTTTTAATCTATTGATCCGGACCGATCGCGGCTTGGCCCGACGTGATGGCATGCGTGGTGTTGTTGGACCAGATCCAGACAATCCAATGAGTATCATAATGCTGTTGGATTCTGCATTGGCTAGCGAGTCATTGATTGACACGTTATGTCATGAGATGGTACATGTCAAGCAATTTGCCCTGGGCCAAGCACAGGTTAAATACCGTGGCGAAAAACCCACATTCTATTGGCTGGGGCGCAGAGTCCGAGCAGATTATTGGGACCAACCTTGGGAGCAAGAAGCATGGCGCAGAGAACGAGTGCTGGCCAGCAGAATTTACAAGATTCTTGCTGGTTGACCGGAAAAGGCCTTTGTTGTATAATTGTAGTATAAGTTAATAAAAGGATCACGATGAGCACAGCCACTACAGCAAATAAAAAAGAATCCGACAAGTTTAAAAACCTGTTGGGTGCAACAGATCCTAAACTGGATCGCGAAGTGCGCGAAATACTGATAACTGCTCGTGTGGGCCTGTTGCTCCGTGCCAGCTTTTTTGGTAACTTGGCCACCCGTCTTAAATTAGTAAACGCCGACGAATGGTGTCCTACTGCCGCAACAGACGGTCGCAATTTCTATTACAATACCCGTTTTATTAAAATGCTCAAGCCCAAAGAGGTTGAGTTCTTGTTTGGACACGAGGTTTTGCATTGTGTTTACGATCACTTTGGACGCAGAGGCGATAGAGACCCGCAACTGTTCAACATTGCCAATGACTATTGTGTTAACGCAGACTTGAAAAAACACCGTGTTGGCGAGTTTATTACTTCGGTTCCATGCTTGTACGATCCCAAGTATCAAGACATGAGTTCGGAAGAGATCTACGACATCTTGTATGAGAACGCAGAAAAGATCGACATTGGCAGTTTGATTGACAAAATGCTGGATGAGCACTTGGATGGTGAAGGTGATGGTGAAGGGTCTGGCAAAGACGGTGACAAAGAAGGCAACGGCAATGGCCGTCCTAAATACAGTGCAGAAGAAAAACAAAAAATCCGTGACGAGATCAAAGAAGCGGTATTAGCGGCCGCGGCTGCAAGTGATGGTGCAGGTAACTTGCCCGCTGGTGTCAAACGCATTATCCAGGACATGACTGCACCTAAAATGAATTGGCGTGAGCTTATTCGTATGCAATTAGAGAGCACTATCAAAAGTGACTACACCTGGTTACGAAGCAGTCGTCGAGGCTGGCACATGGATGCTGTTATGCCCGGCATGAAACTGGATCCTATGATTGATATTGCCATCAGTATCGATGCGTCAGGTTCAATGGGCGAGGACATCCTGAAAGATGTGTTGGGCGAGGTAGCAGGTATTATGGAACAGTTCCCTAACTATCGTATCCATGTGGTATCGTTCGATACTGAAGTGTATAACCCACAACAATTTGACAGTGAAAACTTAGACGACATTACTGAGTATGAAGTAATGGGCGGCGGTGGCACTGACTTTGATTGTGTGTTTAACTATTTCAAAGCCAACGAAATCGAACCCAAGCGTCATATTATGTTTACAGATGGATACCCATGTGGTTCGTGGGGTGATGAGCAGTATTGCGATACAGTTTTTATCATGCACGGTACCACAACAATTGTTCCACCATTTGGTCAGTTTGCTTATTATGAAGAAGAAAAGAGCCACTAATGCAACAAGAAGTAAACAGTTTCGATCGTATGCTTGTGGTACACGATTTGATTAGACAAGGTATTGAAAACTACAGCATACAACCTGGGAACAATTGTGTTTGGGTCACGTATGGTCGTGTCAATTGCTACTATATCATCCGCGAAGGACGTATAGTAGAAGTGCAGTTTGACTAAGGAAATTAAAATGACCTGTAAAACTCATCCAGACGCACCACATGGGTTTATGAGAGATGCTTCTCATTCAGCCGGAGAATATGTGTGCGAGTGTGCATTTTGGGAAGAACCTGTAGATGAAAGCAAATATATGATTACCGTAAAAGAATTTTTTGAAACATTTGGGCACCGCATTACCGAAGGCAGCAATTACGGCTGGACCTGTTATGGCCCTGACAGTTACTCATTGAGCTACTGGAATGGCATTCACGGCGCGGGTGGTTTTGCTGGCAGCGTGGTATTTGATACTCATACACAAACTGTGTATGAGGCGGAAGTGTGCGATTACACCCGTGATCGTGCTTATCGTTTGATCAATCCTGCGTATCTTGAGGCGCATCGCAAAGAAGCCAAACAACTCAATGTCAACATGAGTCAAGCATGGGACGATGTGAACTTTGTTGATCTAGATGTCAAAGAAGATTGGTTGGAAAAGGCCCAGGCCATTGTGGCTGGCAAAGATTACGATGATCGTGTTCAGATGCCGTTGGATCTGGACAATGAGTTGCTGTTTGATTTGATGAAACGAGCACACGAACAGGACATCACGCTGAATCAAATGATTGAACAGGTTCTTAGAGCCGCAATTGAACAGCATGAGAAAAATGGTTGAGTGGTTGGTGATTGTTGGTATGTTCGTGGCACTGTATATCAACTGGACTGACTTTCCTCGACAGCGACAAATCGTAAGAGGACCGCTGATTAAAATTGAGATTGAAAAATGATCAAAGGCTTTGAACATGTCGGAACAGATCATCGGTGCAATGTATGTGCTTGTGACTTCACCGAAGACGAAGGTGGAGTCGTAGGTTACTTTGGTATTCTGCCTGTGGCTTTTTGTCCTACATGTTATAGCAGCATGGTGGATATGGTCTCGCAAGATTTAGACATTGGAGTTAAAGAATGAGCGGTTGGAACACAATTGAAAGAATTCGACGCATTGAAAAGCAAATCGATGCACTTGGCTTTAAGTTTAGCAAAGGTAACACCGCTTATAGCGATCACAGTACCGTGAGTCTTGTTCCAAAGGACTTAGAGTCATTGTCCATCTACAGTCGCGATGCTGAACTGTATATTGGCAGTTTGGAACAACTTGAAACATGGTTGCACGGTGTCGAATGGGCTCGCAACTATGATCGTATGTTAAAAGTCAGCAATGATAAAAAACGATCCCAGGCTGAACAAAAAGAACGCAATCGCCAATTGATGCAGACCATTAAAACAGGTAAGCGTGTAGAAGGAACAATACGATGAACGAACGAATTAGGCGACTTATGGAACAGGCTGTTACGTCAATTGACGGACAAACTTTTGGTAAGACTCATATACCAGATGCTTTTACAGAAAAATTCGCTGAGTTGATTGTGCGGGAATGTGCCGCAGAGGCTGACCGGCAAACCATCTACTGTAGAGGTATTCCTTGGGGTCGATGGATTCGAGAACATTTTGGAGTTGACTCAAAATTTGAATAATGCTATAATAACTTATACAAACACAAAGAAAGATTATAATGTCTAAAATTTTTAAGGATTTCCGAACAAGACGCAACTCCTCTGCAGGAGATTTAATTGAGCTTCAAAGGACTCGAGTAATTGGTAATTGGCCTAATTTTAAACATTGTATCCAAAATAAATTACCAATCTATGCGTTAGCGGATACCCAGTCTGGAAAAACTTTCTTCAAATTCTGGTTAGCAGATCAGGCATTAAAAGATGGTATTGTGGATAATGTTATCATTAGCACTACAAATCTAACAGGGGCTATGACACAGATGTTTGATCGAGCGGTGGATTGGGGGAAAATGCACGGTCGCCAAATTAAAGGCACTACTGATAAAAATGCCTATATGGTTAAAGGCGACATCTTTATCAATATGACCAATGTAAATAGAACAAATCGAATTGATGCTATTGTTAATGATGCTGAAAAAACAGCAAAAAAACTTAATAAATCTGCTCCGAGGATTCTTGTAATAATGGACGAGGGGGAAGAATTTCATGAACTAACCGAAACAAGCCTGTGCGACACTGCACTAGGAAATTTATTAATCCACAGTCGGCATAATATCAGCAAAGTTTCTGTTAGTGCTACTTTGTTGAGCCATCTTCTTATTCACGGAAAATATAGTTCAGATCTTGGATATATCACTAAAGAACAAATCTATCAAATCCCAAATCACCCGGACTACAAAGGAATAACAAATTCAACTTTACAAAATCCGTTTATTGAACCTGTGCTTGTGTCAGAGGCAAACTTTAGCGGAGATTGCTATACTAAAAAGGCAAATCTCCGTAATACATCTAATATCAAGATTACAGTTGATCAAATTGAAACTTTAATTGCTGGACAAAAGCACATCGGAGACGATGCTCAGACTAAATCTTTGGTACAAATTGGAAATGTAGTATTTGGTCGTGTGAGAAGCGGACATTTACAAGTTGCCGATATGTTTAGTAGGGCTTTTCAAAATAAAGGTAGGACAGTGTCATTATGGGATGGTGAAGATTTTAATCAACTTAATCATTCGTCAAATATTGTTATTATGATTCATAACGGTCACGCCAAAGATCTTACAGTATCAGAAAAATTAACAGCAATTGCTCACGGCTGGAATCGAAATAACTTAAAGGCAATTATTATTATTAGTAAAATGATGACTGGCAAAAGTATTACTGTAGAATGCGATAATTGGTACGAGCCGTCTAGTCCAGAATTTGGATTTTATGCTAATTTTACAGCATACTACGGCCCACCAAAAGAAAATATTACTACCGGCATTCAAGCAATGCGGTGTACCGGCATTCGACCTTCTATTAAAAAAAATGTTATGTGGACCACTGATGATACAAAGCAAGACATTGAAAACTACAAAGATCAAATTACAAGATTTATTGCTCATTTGAATACAGTAGGTACTATAAATCAGACACAGATTATTGATTGGGTTATGGGAAATCGACCTGTTACTAAAGCTGCCGTACAGAAAAAACTAGGAATACTCAACGGCAGTAGTAATCGGAGTGCTAGTGAATTAATAAATGATTCTGAAAGACATATAAGTGTAAAAGCAGATATGTTAATTAAAGTTTCCAATATAATATACAATAAAATACATACCAATGGAGCAGCAATTTGTCAGTTTGTTATTCAACAAGGGTTTAGCCCTGCAAGCACCAACTTAACTGAATGGGAAATTCGACAGGATAGACACTATCCTACTGATAACAGTGCCCGACATGCTTTTAAAAATCACACAAGTGGCAAGATGGTTAAAGCACACTGGGTCAAAGAATCAAAAGGTTGGTTACTTTATGTTAAAAATAATATGAATGCTTTTCCCCGCGTAGAGCATGTTATCCATGCTATTAATAACATAGGTCGCCCTGTATTTAAAAATAGCCGATTCTATACAGGACATGATAAAGGTGCATACACATTCAAGGTGTCATAATGAACCAGATTAGTCAGTATCTTGTCAGCATTGATCGGCCACCCTATGTGAATGGTAGGCGGGTAGGACAAGCGATCCCGTGTACCAGTTATGGCGAGCCTGCTTGGTCCATCTCGTTCTATAATGGTTATACTATTACCAACAATCCTGTATTCACAGACGAAGACGGACTGAATGAAGCACCATCAATTATAGAATTTGCAAACAACTTAGGATATAAACCATGTACCAATTAATCTTTACATTTTTGGTTGTGACCAAAGCAGGGCTTCCGGGCTTTAATATAGAACACATCAGTCAGTTTCGTGAAATAGAGGACTGTGAAAAGACCAAGACCGCCATGGTTGCATACATGGATCGGTTAGTGCGAGAGAACAAAATGTTTCCCGGCGTATTCGAATGTCAAAAGGTACAGCGATGAACAAACAGATAGAACAATTTGCACTTGAATCGGGTGCTTGGAATCAAGTGTATGGCAACAGGATGTTTATGATTGACGAACACTTTGATATTGAAAAGTTCGCCCGGTTGATTGTTCGGGAATGTATTGACAAGATTACAACCTATGATTTGGTTCCTGGACATTCTGCCAAGTGGGAAGATATCTACGATATCCACACCAGATTGCTACAAGACTTGGGTGAAGAATTGAAAGAACATTTCGGAGTTGAACCGTGAATGAAATACTATTGGTGGCAATACTGACTTTGCCCAATACCGGACATGTGGTATACGAAGTGGCAGGTGCTTACCCCGATCGTCGAGCCTGCGAAACGGCCCGTCGTGAACAACAACGAATTCCACACGCAGTCAGAACTGGTTACATGTGCTTGCCCAGAGATCGAGTATAAAGGTTAATACAGTATCAGTTTAGCCAAAACACCTCTAAATGAGGTGTTTTTGTTTGTGAAAATAAATCAACCTCACATATCGGTGTTAAATATCTATATGGAAAATAACACAATTACAATCTCTGATCTTGACACCGTCAAGAACATTATCAATTTGGCCTCCACACGTGGTGCATTCCGCGGTGAAGAACTCAGTATGGTGGGCACTGTGTATGACAAGCTCACTGCGTTTTTAGAAGCAGTAATCGAACAGGCGAAAGCCCAAGAAGCAAACAACGCTGTAGCCGGCGAAACTCAAGGAGAATAAAATGGCATTTATGAAACACGTAGGAAAACATGGAGACCGCAAAGTCTGCATCCTGTTCCGTCAGGTACCAGGCGAAGATCACATGTGCTTATGCATTTATCCAGAAGTATTGCCAGCACACTGGCAAGACTCAATTCAACGAGCACTGGAAAGTGAAGTGGCACAGCAGAGTGAAGAATTGGCCGATGCACTGCATCGCAGTTTCTTGCCAGATGGTCGACCAGTGCTGGAAACGCTACACCAAGAGCGTATGATCAAGAAGTTGCGTACCAGCGATGTTATTGTTACTCCAACCAACGAAGCCAAAATTCGCCTGGATGAACTCAACAAGATGTTGAACGAAATGAAGCAAGGCGAAGCTGCTATCAAGAAGATGGCCGAGAACGATGCCAGTCGTGGCATGGTTGCTCCAGAAGTCAAACGCAAAGCCGAAGCTGCATACAAAGCTGGGCAGGTGGCCAAAGCCAATCCTGCTTATGTTGCACCCCCCACACTCAAGGCCGGTCAAGATGGTGCCCTAAGTGACCGTGACATTGCGGCCAACATGTTGGCACAGGCCAAGACTATGGAAGTGAATGCCCGTGCTATGGTTGCCGAAGCAGCCCGTATGAAGAAGGATGCTGAGCGCATGGATCCTACTGTCACAGCTCGAGCCACTGCAACTGCTCCTGCAACTGAGTCTTTTGAAGCACCAAAAAAACGCACTCGTGGTCCTAACAAACCCAAAACTGTAACGGCAGATGCAACACACGGATGATTTTATAAGCCAATGGGAACTGATTCTTGCCGACGTAAACAAAACTGATGTACCACTAGAGTGCATTAAAAAAGTTGTGATCAAGCTGGCCGGCGGCAAGCAGAAAACCATCAACGTGCATACACTACTTAAACAAGGTCTGGACCTAGAAGAAGTCGAAAGCATGCTGACTCGCTACTTTGGTGAGAATGACCATAACATTCGAGATGTGGACTTTGTGATAGATGTCTCGGCTGTGGCCAATCTCGTTCAACCCGAAACTGATAAATTACTTGGAAAACTCTAACCAGTTGTCTACGGCCGAGCAGGCATTAAACACACATGTTGGCGCACATTCTAATAAAAAATGGGCCCAACTCTGTGTTAAATCAATAGGACAAGATCGAATATTTGACAAGACCAAATGGAATTGGCCCGTTGATGTTGACTCTGTTACAGCAGAATTAAAAAAAGGCCCATTGGTCGTGTTGATGGCTCAGGATCCTTTTAACAATCACGAAGAAAATACTGCTAAACAACTGTCACAAATAACCGATGATTTTGTAATACTGTCAGGCAATGCCAAACATTTTTTAAATCCAAAAAAACACATTTGCTATTTGCCCTATTGGTATCTGACGCAAAAATCAAGATTCAACCCGGTACCGGCCGACAGCTATCAAAAACAGTATATCGTATCTTCGTTAAATGGCCAATCTAAATATCATCGCATCGAAAACTTTATCAAGTTGAGAGCTAAACCATACTTCAATAAAATACTGTTTACAATGCACAACAACTTTGACCTAGAAAGATGCAAACTAGAAACACAGGAAGAATTTTGGAACAGCGACATAGTCAAACAGTTTGAATCGTTGCTAGACTCTGAAGAATTGCAACAGGGATATACCAACGATCATTCGGCCGTTCATCCGGCCTACAGCGATGCTTATGTGAATTATGTAACAGAAACATCTATTAGAACTAGTGAAATTTTTTGCAGTGAAAAAACATGGAAACCCGTTATGACTGGACAATTTGGTATCTGGTTATCAAATCCCGGTCATGTAGAGTTTTTAAGAGCCATCGGATTGGATGTGTTTGATGATGTATTTGCGAGACATGCCTATGATAGTAAACCCAATTTGAATCAAAGAATAGATTCTATTCATACATTAATTGACAGCATTATGTCAACGGATCTAACATCTATATACCAAGACACCCTAGGAAGAAGACAAGCCAATATAAACTTATTATACAGCGACGAGTTTGAAAATTTATTAACTAAACAATGTGAAGAGTATCAATTATGAAAGCGACCCTAGTTTCGTCCAGCCAACCTAGCGCAGAATTAGCAGCCCAGGGCATAGTCAATGCTCAAGAATTGGTTGCTTACTGCGCTAGGGTTAGCAATCCTGCCAATCAAACCAATACTGACACCAGCGAGAAGCTGATACGTTATCTTATCAAACATGCTCATTGGAGCCCACTTGAAATGGTTTCGGCCTGCATAGAAATTGAAACCACTAGAGATATTGCTAGACAGATCCTTAGACATCGTAGTTTCAGCTTCCAAGAGTTCAGTCAACGATATGCTGTAGCAGATCTTGGGTTTGAGTTCAAAGAAACTCGCTTACAAGATACCAAGAACAGACAAAACAGTTTGGCCACAGATGATCCAGAATTGGATCAATGGTGGCAAGCACAACAGGGATTTGTTAGCACTCATATAAATATGATATACAACAAAGCCATTGAGCTGGGCATTGCCAAAGAACAAGCTAGAGCTATCTTACCCGAGGGTATCACTACCAGCAGACTTTATATGCAAGGTACACTACGTAGCTGGTTACACTATATTGAATTGCGATCTGGGCCGGAAACCCAAAAAGAACATAGACTGGTAGCTCAAGCCTGCGCCGCTGCTTTAGAAAGAATCTTTCCAATGGTTAAAGAATTCGTTGCAAACGATCAATAAACCTGTTATACTACTAGTATGATATTCAACCACATACGTAAACTCAAAGAAGATGGTAAGAAAATCGGTATCACCTTTTCTACCTTTGACATGCTCCACGCAGGCCACATTGCCATGTTAGCCGAAGCTAAGAATCATTGCGATTATTTGATCTGTGGCTTGCAAACAGATCCTACAATTGATAGACCCGACACTAAGAACAAACCGGTTCAGAGTATTGTAGAACGACAAATTCAATTGGCTGCTTGTCGTTATGTAGATGAAGTAGTAGTGTATCAAACAGAACAAGACTTAGTTGACTTGTTGTTAATACTTCCTTTAGACATACGAGTGCTAGGAGTGGAATATCAAGACAAAGAGTTCACTGGCAGAGAAGAATGTTATATGCGTAACATTGAACTGGTGTTTAACGGCCGTGACCATAGTTTCAGTTCTAGCAGTCTACGTAAACGTGTAGTAGAAGCAGAAACTGTCAAGCTACTTAAACAATAGCATGAGTTTGACTCAACCCGACGAGGATAATAAGTTATTTCAAGCACCTGAATGGAAGTTGATTGATGGTAAAGTAGTAAAAATATCCGATGTTAAAGTCCACGAATTTAATATGGGCGATGTTGAAGATCCAGACTTATATGCCGCCCAACCCTTGTACGAATGGCAACAAAGCGAAGCTGGTAAGTGGGTAATGGAGAATGCTGTCGTAACTCCGTTCTGGCACCGTACGACAGATCTGTATAATTATGGATACAAATACTATGTCATTGCTCGTTTAAAAGAGCAAGATCAAACTTATTGGACATTAAAATGGCAAAAAAAATCTTAGTAACCGGAGGCTTAGGCCTTATTGGACACAACATTGTTCAGCGTCTTGAAGCGCAAGGACACGAAGTCTATATAACAGATATAAAGACCAACTACGGACTGGTTCCACAAGAGGAACTGGATTATTTGTTAGTGGAACGGCGTAAAAAGATCGCAACAACCAGAATTCATGCAGTCGACATTGCAGATCGAGACGGTATTGATTGGTTAGTCAATCACTACAAGCCAGATACTATACTACATTTGGCCAGTTTCCCAAGACAGAAAGTAGTTAATGTAAATCCGCAGATAGGCAGTAGAACAATGAGTGAAGGCCTACTTAACCTGCTGGAAGCCGCAAAGAAACACGCAGTAGGTAAATTTGTCTACATCAGTAGTTCAATGGTGTATGGTGACTTTGATAATGATGTTACGGAAGACGCGGCATGTCGGCCACAAGGTCAGTATGGTATTATGAAATTAGCTGGAGAATGGTTGGTCAAAGACTATGCTCGTAGAACCGACATGAGCTACATGATCATACGACCCAGTGCTGTTTACGGTCCGCTTGATGTGGAGGATCGTGTTATTAGCAAATTCATTCTTGCTGCCATGCGTGATGGAGTAATACGAGTAAACGGTGCAAATGAAACCCTGGACTTTACCTATGTGGATGATGCTGCTGATGGCATTGTTGCGGCCACCGTAAGTGAACATAAGAACAAAACATATAACATTACCAAGAGCCATTCCAAGACCCTGTTAGAAGCCGCTCAATTGGCTGTTAAAATTGTGGGTCAAGGTACAATAGAAGTGCGTGACAAAGATGCAGACTTTCCTAGTCGTGGAGCATTAAACATCAATGCGGCACGACAAGACTTAGGATTCAACCCTAAGGTTGATATCGACGAAGGATTTCAAATATACTACAAATGGCTTAAAAATAGCGTTTACTGGAGCAATAAATGATCAATTCAAACTTTGGATTTACACCTCTTCGTGAAGTATGGCTAGGCGACTGTTACCCTGAATCGTATTACGATCATTTACCAAATGAAATTGCCGACCCATTTAGACAAATAACTGCATGGACCAAAGAAGATACCGGCCGGTTACAGACATTCTTAGAGTCCAGAGGAATTGTAGTCAGGCGCCCTGTGTTTGACAGCATAGATAATCATGTCACCGATAATGGTACTTTGTCAAAACCGCCAGTGACTCCGAGAGATGATTATTTGGTGTTAGATAAAACTCTATATAGTTTACATAATAAATTAAAAATTGATCCATGGAATCATTGGCTAAACTATTATAAAGAACAAGGATTTGATATAAAAAAACCCAAGCATAAACCTATAAATTGTTTGTCTCCGCCATCGCTAGTGCGACTAGGAAAAGATATAATTGTAGATGCCGACACTCATAAACATGTTTGGGGGTATGTTTGTGAATGTTTAGTCAGTCAGTTTGGACGTAAATATAGAGTTAATATATGCAACACTAACGGACACAGTGATGGCGTTTTTTGTCCGGTTGCACCTGGATTGATTGCATCAACGCATTATAAAACTGATTATAGTCAAAGTTTTCCTGGGTGGGAAGTGTTTAAAATTCCCGAAACTTTAGGTAATTGGGGTCATCCAAAAAATTGGTTGGCCGACGATGCTGCCATAGACGGAAATAAAGCATTTGACCAACATCTACAAACAACGGCAAAAGATTGGGTGGGTAATTTTAAAGAAACAGTATTTGAAGTTAATATGCTAGTGCTGGATGAAAAGAATGTTGTGGCCATGAAAGACTATCCTCCATTAACTCAGTGGCTAGACGAACGTGGTATTACTGTTCATTTTTTTGACCTACGAACTAGAAGTTTCTGGGATGGCGGGTGGCATTGCTTTACATTAGATATACACAGAGAAGATACTCAAACAGATTTATTTCCTGAACGTGGTGAAAACGGTGTATATTGGAGGTTGAGTTGAATGGCTTAAAGATTCCGTTCACTGGTCTCAAAAAGCAGTATAACACACTACGAACAGAAATACTGGATGTTACAGATGAAGTCCTGCGTAGTGGACAACTCATGCAGGGCAATTATACCGCTGAGTTTGAAGCGTGGTTGGCCAAACGAAATCATTCTAGTTATGCCGTAACTTGTCACTCAGGTAGTCAAGCATTAGAAATAATTGCTGAGTTTTATCGAGTCCAATCCAGTGTAAACCCACCCAGAGTAGTTGTTCCGTCAATGACCTATGTGGCCACGGCCAATGCATTTATACGTGCCGGGTGGGAAGTATACATTGCTGACACTGACTCGCACGGTATTTTAAACACGCAAAAGATACCACAGGATCTCAGTGTGCAGGCCACAGTGTTGGTTGGTCTATACGGTGCCGCAGTCAATGCCAATCAATTCTGGGCTACAGACCTTGTGATCGAAGATGGCGCCCAACATTGGCTCAGCAACAAGTGTGCTAGAATTGGTTCAGCCACAGCTATCAGTTTCGATCCAATGAAAAATCTCAATGCTTACGGCAATGGTGGTGCTGTGGTCACTGATGACCAAGCGTTAGCATGGTTTGCACGAGAGTGGATCAATAATGGCAAACCCGGACATGCCACGATAGGAACCAACAGTAGAATGAGTGAGACCGAGTGCGGCCAAATGATGGTCAAGACTCGTTACATAGATGCATGGCAACTGCGTCGTAAGACCATTGCGGCTTATTGGATAGAACGACTAAAGAAGTCCGGCATTAGAACACTAATCAATGACAGCAATTTTGAAACACATTGCTACCACAAGTTTGTTATCGATGTAGACAATCGTGACATCGTAGCACGTAACCTAGCCATCAAAGGTATCGAAACAAAGGTACATTACAAAGAGCCCTTGCACGAGTTGCCTGCTTATACTCGTTATCCCGGACCCGACCTGTTGAGTTCTGCCAGTGCCCTGGCACGTAGAGTATTGAGTTTGCCTATCTATCCCGAGCTAACGGATCTAGAAGTTGAATACGTTATTGATGCTGTGTTAGATTGCGCTTCAGCAAAGCATAGCTAGCCAACCAGGCCCAGTCGTAGCTCTTTTTAAGCTCGGCAAAATCTCCACCAACCGCATCATAATACTCAAGAGCATCTTGGGCACCTATACTGCTCCACTGAGCATTGGCTCCTTCACCATTGGTGCACCAACGATTGAGTCTATATTGACTTTCAACGTCATCGCTACTTTTTAACTTTAACACTTCACGGAACGCCGTGCGCCACGCCATCCATGGTGTATCGGCGTATTCAGCTGTGCCGCTTAATACAGGAACTACTTCATGGGCGCTATCCAATGTAAAGTCTAGACCTACACCAGTATTGCTCAATACCAATTCTCGATTATAAGCAATCATTGCCTGGTGACCGTATGTCAGACCATTGGTAGGATTAAATGCGTGGAATATATAATGCTTGGGCTCCTGTAGTCGGTCTGGTTGCCATGCCCAATCAAACGTTGGATTTACTCGTAATTTAGCAAACACAGCAAAGAACCAAGGTGTTTGACTTAATTCTGCGGCTGCTTGGTATGCAGCAACACGACCGTTGACGCCGCTACTGCGATGCACCCTGTTTAGTAAATTGTAGGTCTCACTGTTAAGGTGTGTAAAGTTAACCTCGGCTCGTGGTTCTCCGTTGTCGATAAACACAATATCTAAAGGCTCGTCTGTTGACATATGACGCTGTGTGCGATCTATGTAGGGATAATCGTAAGCCTGCGTCTTTATATATGGAACTGCTGTCTTGGGCACAACGACTCGGCTGGCACCGGCGCTTAAAGGCACAATGGTCTTGGTCTTTTCTCGCCATAGCGGAACTGTAGGTATCTCCCCTACGCTATCGTCTGTGCTGAACACTGCCAGTGGACCTGGCCAGTCCATAGTTTTAATTGCCGCCACATGAGTATCATATGTATGTTGTATAACGGGCAAGGGTCTGCGTGGCACACCAGGACCAACAAAGTTTACATCATACCAATCCAACAGTTCAAATTGTCCTATACGACGTTTAAAGCTGGGCACATGCATATAGAATGTATCACCAAACTTTTCTCCAGAACTGGCAAATACATGTAACATGGTATTTTGCCATAGCTCTGGATGCCAGCTAAAATCAAACGTGGTATAATCACAACAGCTACTTACAATCCAAATATACTCGTGTTCCGAAGTATTGGCAATTCTAGTTAGGATATCTTTGTAGTTGTCAAAGTAACGCACAGTGGCAACAACACCTGGCACTTGGCCAGCATTGCCATCCATATGGTTAATTTCAACTATGGGCGTTGCGTTTGATTTAGCACTGCCCTTGACTTGATCGCAAAATTTTAAATCTGTTGCTCCAGGTAAAATATACTGTGGGCCACCGGTACGTTGATGCTGTGTGCCAAATTGGTATATGTAACCGGGTTCAGTAGGGTCCGGGTGCCACGACCAATCAAAACTGCCGGTATCAAAGTTGTCAGGAACTTTCCACGAATATAAATCCGGCAGTCGTTTTAGTATCGAGTCTTTTCTGTAGTTAGTTTCTGTATAGCCCGATTTAGGAACTAGATATGTTTCTGCATCCTTTTGCCACTGACTAGGCCATGCATGACGTTGGTGCGATTCCCAGGGCACAGGCTCATATAAAAAATCAAACTCTGTATAGTCAGTTAAATAGTTGGTCCACCAAAAATACCTAGTACGACTCAACTCCCTAGCATGATCAATACTATCAGCCTGTTGCTCATGAGCAAATCGATTTGGTTTTGTTCCAGAATAAAATACGTCAAACATGATTAGAATAGATGAAATTTACAACCATACATTTTGGCCTTGGTTTAGAGACAACCGGCCCGGAACCAGACTGTTCTTTTGTGATCCACCTGGCAATACCAGCCCAGACGCTTTATTTAACTTGGGCACAGACAGCATAGTAGAAAACGACTATGTGTTCATGCATGATCAAGAACCGATACATTTGGATACGTTTGAGTCATTATTCAATGAGGTAATGAGGAGAAATACCGATGTTTGGTGGCCAAATAAACCAACTCCTTTTGGGCACATTGTAGTAAGCGAACGCGGCGAGTATGTGGAAGAACTTTGTAAAAAATATGAGTGGACTCCGCATTATTATTTCTATCACGGGTGGGCATGTTTGGATTGGTTTCGCGGGTATGACCGAACATTTTTAATTGCCAGAGCACGTGATCGTCGGCCTACTAGAACTTTCATGAGTCCCAATCGTATTGTGGCAGGCAAGCGTGATCATCGTGTGTTGTTTTTATACAATGTCTTTAAACAAGGACTAGGAAACAATCATATTAGCGCACCCAGGATATGCCAATACGAACGTGTGGATATATCTAGTATAGCACAAAAATATAAGAATGTATACCAGGACATTGCCGATGTGTTTGATCGTGCAGAACTTCCTAGACTATTTGCCGGAGAAGCTCAACAGGAAATGCACAGTTATCAATTGGGTAATTTTGTTGAGGCTCAAGATAGTTTAGTATATGTGCCAACCGAAACTGTTTACTTTGGGCGTAGGACTCATTTGACTGAAAAGACATTCAAGGCCATAGCGTTGGAAATGCCGTTTGTGTTGGTAGCTCCGGCAGAGAGTTTGAGTTATCTTAGAGAATATGGCTTTCGAACATTTGCAGATGTATTTGATGAAAGCTATGACATCGAAACTGATGATATTCGCCGCATTGAAAAAGTTACACAGTTACTAAAAGACTTAAATAATTTGTCTCTGGCAGAAAGACAACGAATACATCAGGCCTGTTTGCCCATAGTTGAGCATAATTATAATCATTTTTATTCAGGTGCATTTGCTAATCGATTATGGACGGAATTAAATCAAATGTTAACAAAATTTACCATACAAAAAGGACCACAATGATCAGCAGTTATACCAGTTGGCAACCACTTGAAGAAGTCATAGTAGGACGAGCCTATACTCCAGACTATTTTGATTTTATTGACAACGCACAAGTGCGTAATCAGTTACAACAAATATTAGCCGAGACTGATGAAGATCTTAACAACCTCCAACGCACTATAGAACAATACGGTGCAAAGGTCCTTAGACCTACACTGATGTCCAAACAAAATTTTGAACGCCTACAGATTACCGACGACGGTGCACCGTTGCCGCCGCTGACTCCAAGAGATTGGCAAATTAGTTTAGGACAAAAATTATTGCGTGTCCTTGAAATGCAGGAACTAGACGAAATTTGCGACAAATACTCAGACCAAGTTGTTAACCCGCACAAAAACAATTATGATTCAGACTGTATCTTAAACGGCGCCAGTGCCAGTTGTATTGTGCGTGTAGGACGTGATGTGTTCTTTGACAACAGTGATTACTTGCGACCCGAGCAAACACGCTGGATCGTAGATAACGTATTAGGACCAGACTATCGCATACACGAAGCTGTGACAGATGGTCACGGTGATGCTGTATTTGCTATCCTTAAGCCCGGAGTTATATTAAGCAGCAAACACGACATGCATTTACACTTAGCCGAGGACTTTCCGGGTTGGGAAGTTTGTAAAGTTTGGGATTCAAGCATCTGGGCTGCAATGGAAGTGGGCAAATTTAAATACACTGCCAATCCTGGCGCTTGGTATGTTCAGGGACAAACTCCTACAGCAGAGTTTACCAGTTTTGTAGATACCTACTTGAACAAATGGACAGGGTTTGTAGCCGAAACAGTGTTTGATGTCAACTGTTTGGTACTGGATGAAGAAAATGTTATCTTCAGTGCGTATAATAAACCCGTGTTTGATTTTTGTAAAAAGCACCGAATCAATCCTATCATAAGTGAACTACGACACAGTTACTTTTGGGATGGTGGTATCAGTTGTTGCACACAAGACCTGCGACGCAGAGGCGGATTAGAAACTTATCTATGACCGTCGACAAGTTATATGCGACATATGGAGAAAAGATGTGTCTTGCTCCATTTGTCAATAGCTTTTATTCTACCTGCGGAGTAGTCGATCCAGACCAAACTGTTGCAAACTTTGTGCGTCCTTGTAGTGTTATACAGGCTGGTCCTGAATGGAACGTTCAAGATTCGAACATTACTGCGACAAGAAATACTCGGGTTTGGAAAGACCTACGTCAATCTTTTTTAGATGGCCGTATGCCTATGTCATGTGGCACATGTATCAACGCAGAACGAGTAGGAGCAAGTAGTCCCAGACAACTCAATAACGCATATCTGTTTGAGCATTTAGATATAGATATACTGGAAGAAGTTCAACGTATAGTTGACGCAGAGTTAACGGCCAACAGCATATATGCATTGGACTACATGCCCAGTAACTACTGTAATTATGCTTGTGTGATGTGTTATTCAGGCGCCAGTAGTCAACGATATACATTTGACCTTCAACAAGGAAGAAAAATAAAGTATGAAATCAACTCAGTTGATCATGACTTTTTTGATATAATTAAAGACGTAAAGATCCTGGGCTTTACCGGCGGTGAAACTATCCTACAGCCCGAAGTCAATCGCTTAATTGATTATGTAATTGAACACGATTTAGCCAAGGACATGATTATAACTATCTTAACTAATGCAAGTGACTTTCCTGACCGATTAGTTGAAAAGTTCAAACAGTTTAAACGAGTATTGTATACCGTAAGTATTGATGGTGTAGGTGCAGTGATAGAATATCAACGCCGCGGAGCACGATGGGACTCTATTGTAGAGAATGTAGCAAAGATACAAGCAAGTCCTGTCCACGAGGTAGTTAATCATGTGGTCACTGCTGTTAATATACTCGGTGCCATGGACTTTGTTGATTGGTGCTATAGCAACAATTTAAAGTATACCAGTATCAGTCATGTGTTCCAAGAACATTTGGGCATCTGTGCCTTGCCACCTGAATTAAAAGCTGTGGCATTAGAAAGATTACATGCCGGCAGGAAACGGTACGAGCATTGGGCAATGCCGGAATATAGTAATCATGAAAAGGGCCATTATGTGCAGACTATAGATAGACTGATTAGCACTGTAGAAAGCATTGAGTTTAAACCTGCGGCATTAGCAAAGTTTATCGAGCATATTCGAACAGAAGACTCAGTCAGTAAACGACCACTTTGCAAAGTGGTTCCGGAATGGGCACCTTGGTTTAACTACAAACTTTAACGCCATATAACTGTTCAAAACGATCAGCATCTGCTCTATCATTGACCATGGGCTCACCACGTATGTTCAAACTGGTGTTGAGCAACATAGGGCACCCTGTTAACACATACCATTTTTCTAACAATTCTCTTATGCCCGAACCGTCTTTCGCCACAGTTTGCACTCGACTGGTGCCATCAACATGACATATAGCAGGAGTAAGGTCAGGCTGGCGACACTTAGCGACTGACTGCATATAAGGACTATGATGCCAACCCACTGGCATATCAAAATAGTCATTAGCCACCTCAGCCAATATGACCGGGGCAAACGGCCTAAACTGTTGTCTACGTTTGATCGCATTCACTTTCTCCTTGATCTCGCAGCCTCTAGGGTCTGCAAGGAGGCTACGGTTTCCAAGTGCGCGGGGGCCGAACTCGGCTCTTCCTGATGCCACTCCGACAATTTTGTCACTAAGAAGCCGGTCCAACAACTCATTAACAGGATAAACACCTGGAATGCAATGGCCGAGATAACTGTTGTGCCAGTTAATTCTACGCCCAAAAGCCAAAGCGGCAGCACCGAGACTGCTACCAGCGTCACCGGGGCAAGGCATAATCCAGATTTTGTCAAAGTAATCTCCTAACATACGGTTGGCTGTGCAATTTAAAGCCACCCCACCCATATATACCAGATTATGACTAAATTCAAAGTTTCTAGCACGAATCATCACCTGCTTTATAAGATCCTCTGCTACTAATTGTCCAGCAGCTGCAATGTTTTCATTACTAGAACCCTTTAGAAAATCTGCACTCATACCTGTGTGGAAGTTTTGCTTTAGTCTTATATCACGATCGTTGGCAATCACATGCTTGCGCATGTCGTGATACCATGTGTTGCGACCCCAAGCAGCCATGCCCATGGTAATGTATTCTTCGTCTAAGGGATGTAGGCCAACTCGTTCTGTGACAGCACTGTAGAACAACCCTATGCTGTGCGGATAAACCTGTCTCCATAATCTTTTATACCGAGCCACGCCTTTTCGATCATATTCTGCACCCCATATTGATATTGTGTCCCATTCGCCTATTGCATCTATTACTACCACTGTGGCATGATCAAACGGGCTTGTTTGAAAGCCTGCGGCAGCGTGGCTCAAATGATGATTAAAACTATGCACCTTTGTGGGTTCAATCTGTCCTCCCAGTTGCTTGTGCAGTATTTGCCGGGTAGTAAGTTTTGACCATTCAATGCCTTGACCTGCGTACCATTGTCTAAATTGTTTGTTCCAAGGACGTTCATAATAGGCCACAATCTCAGGACCATACTCTGCAACTTCGTCTAGCAAACCCTGACAAAAGTCAGCGTCATTTTTCCGTTTACTATAACGTTCTGAATGGCCGGCGAACAATATCTCGCCGCGAGGATCGATCACTGTGGCCGCGGCGTCATGAAAGCCGGCACTAATACCTAGGATATTCATTTGTAGATAAATGGATCTCGTTTACGTAGTTCTTTTAGCTTTTTACGATAGCGTATTTCTAGACGAATTCGATTGTATAAGTTTTTGATCCAGTTCATGTCAGTTTCCTTGTTGTAATACTGCTATTTGTTGCGCCATATAGTCTGAATCGTTCCAACGATATGGATATGTAACTTCTGCATCGCTGGTGCGAATTGCTGTTACATTGAGTCGTGTATTTAACTGGGTCCATATGTCATGATAATCTTCTGTGCCAAAACTTTTGAGCAATTTAACTTGACCTACTTGTGGATGTCCAATAGTAAGAGACTTGTCCTCTGGATCAAACCCATTGTTGATTAACCAAGTTCTAAAATTGGTCAAGTTACGAGTTTGCCACGGCGCACCAGCTGGATTTTGCGCCCATTCTATATCAAAGTCCCCAGCAGCTTCTGTTTGTGGTTTTAAGGTTGATGTAGTCAATGAGTCTGTGCGATGCTCAGGGTTGTAATGAGCTTCGTCGACAAATACTTCCCAATGATGTTTGCCCACTGCTTTGTTGACTCCTACAAATACCCCGCCGGTTGGTCGGTTGATACTTTCTATGCCAAACAGTTCATAATCATCGTCGTCTAACACAAAGCGTGGACTGTTTAACCAGCACATGAGTTGACTAGGTCGCATCCATTCTGGTGCGGTGTGTTTTTTATTCCAACTCTGGGCCCAACTTTCAAACTCATGACACAGTCCATTTAGTTGCCTGATATGCCAGCGTGTTTCACTGTTGGCCTTTGTATAAAATGGGCTCATTTTTCCGCTGACGCCTTGAAGGTCTTCGAAATAACTGTGTAGTCGATTAAAACGGTCGTGAACAATTTTGCGATTATTATCTAACACTGAGTCTAGTGTAAAGTGATCATCAATTTGATATCCTATGTTTTCAGCATTAATAGCCAAAATACTGGCATTAATTTGATCTATTAAATAATTACCGTTACGAACACTGTCAGCAAACCCAAAAAAACAGTAGTTCTTTTCCAAGTGATAGTTGTTGGCAACAAGCGTGTTTAGGCTGGCCAACCATTTGCGACTTAAACTGGAGTCGTATACATCTACGTATACCGTTAGATCTTCTAGGTCTATTTCTACTACATCAAGTAACAATCGATTCATACCATTCCAATAGTTCGTTGTCTGCACTCAGTATGTCTTTGAGAGTATAAGTATCACCACGCACCTGTTCTAGTCGCAACACACGTTCTTTTCCTTTGACTAACCCCGCCGGATATTCCTCAGGCCACTGTTCTGCAAACGTCGGACGATTCTTTAACTGTAACAGTATATCTCTGAGCGCACCTGTATTTAAGTTGGCTACCAGAGCATCGACCTTTTTATCTAGCAATTGTCTAGGCAGGGCCAACGGACTCATTATAATGTCCGGAGTAAACCCAAATACAACTTTGGCCAATACGTCTACACCAAGCTCGTGAGCCAATGCTTGTATGTTGGCCACTTCAAATAGTCCAGGCAACGTAAGTGTAAAGTCTATACGCATTTGTCTACGATTGGTGGCAACAGCTACACCTTGACGGAAATTCTCTTGCCATTGTTGGTAGTTGAGCCCAGTTCGAATATACTCGCCTACAGCGCCTGTGCCATCCAGACTGGCACAAACTTGCCAGTCCCGCAAATGCGCCAAGATGTCACGATAAAGATTAACACCTCGATAATCAACCCTGCTGAGATTAGTATTGTATCTTGCATAGACACGCCGACCATCACCTTGATCTACTATTTGTTTCATGTAGCGCCAATGCTGTTCAAACATTAGCGGCTCTCCACCTACCCAGTATATTTCTTCTACGCGATGTTCTGCCACTGCTTGGGCAAATTCTGCTTCAATTTGTGTGTCTTGGAACTGACTTATTTCTTCTCGGACTGCAGGTCGCATCCAGTTGTTTTTGGGATTAGCCCAGTTGATCATGTTGTTGGCACGTTGCTCTGATTCCCAACTACTACTCAGCATATCCCCGCAGGTGCGACATTTAAAGTTACATAAATTACTAAAGCGATAATCCCAACTAACTGGCTTGACAGTAGTTGAGCCATCTGCTGCAGTATTTGCCATTGCATCCGCATACTTGTGTGCAAATAGTCGATTAAAGTAACTACGGTAAACATCTGTGTTCAACAGCTTGTTGTTACATACGTCACATTCTGGTAATGTTTCTCCAGCCATCATTCTACGTCGAACACTTTTCATGTGTTCACTGTTCCAATGTTGGTCCAGCGAAACTGGATTATACTTACCAGTTCCGGAACTGGTATCTATATACTGTTCAAAACTTTGTGCAGGCTCACGGCTAGCACAGCACATTCTACGCTCGGTCTGTGGGGAGAGATAGGTATGCGTCCATGGCGCCATGCATAGGTTATCTGGTTTCTGCATACGCTAATAAAGGGTTGATAATTTCTTCTTGTATGCGTTGACAAACTAATGTGCTGTCAAAAAATCTAGCACGATTGTGTTCAATACGTTCCAAAGTTTCAGCTGTATACGGTTCTTGTGCAAACTCACGCAAATTCTGTTGTATCTTTAGTAAACGATCGGCACCGGCCAATAGGTCATACGATTCATCAAACATGTTATTGTAAGTTACGAATCCCTGCGCTTGTATATACTGCAAGGTACCAGGTGCACCTTGTATCTGAAATGGGTGTTGAAAGGCCATGGGTTTAAATGACTTTTCAGTTACAAATGGTATGCCGCTGGCCGGCAATTCTTCTGTTGTTTCGACCACTAGACTAAAATAAGTTGAGTTGTACCAGTCTGGACAAAAATATCTTTGCCAATGTATATGATTGCGTGGAAGATCATTGGGCAATATCTTGTTTCGGTAACTGTAGAGAATACTGTGTAGGTCAGGTGTCATCTGTTCGATCACTCGATCTCTACAGTCATTGGGTCTGTTAATAGGCATAAATGCCAGGTGTTGATATGTTCTATCGGGTTGGTAGTTTCGATAGCCCAGTTGGTCGTACCACAACGACTCATTATACCAAAACCAGTTGGTGTTTAACAAGCAATAGGCCCAGTCGTAATCAGTATCCACTCTTTCCCAAAGATTATTGATCACTACCCGGTGTCCAGATTTAGATAATTGTTGTGCCCATTGCCGAATAGTTGTGTTGTTTAAATCCACAACATCGATTACGTAAATGTCATTTAGATCTTCTACGCCATTGAATCTACAAGTCTGAAAATACGTTTCAAACAACGGTTGTATGTAGTTTGGCCATATCGAGCGCCGAAACGATGGATGCGTGACTAGTTTTACACGATTCATTGTCATTGCCCGTGTGGGTTCTCTGGGCTGATATAACCAATCAATTTAGCAAACTCGGGCTGAACTGCGACCAAGTTTTGGCTGCGTCTACGATCTAAGTTGCCAACTTCTCTACGTAATTGTTCGCCATCTAGACTGGCTCCACGATTCATAAAATCTGCCACACGTCGAAATTCTTCTTGAACGTGGTTTGGAACATCAGCTGCAAGAAGTCGTTCGGTAATCACTTGTTTAGCATGTTCTGGCAGGCTACTGATACTAAAGAAGTATGCATCGTGCATCATATTCCAGTAGATAAAATCCATCTGTTGTTCTAAAATCCACAGTGCTACAGTTTCTAAATAGTAAACGTTAAACACATTTATAGTGCAACAAATTTGTAAACGAATATTCTTGTGTTGGCCACGTAGCTCACGGAACCGAGCAACGTTGTTGACCACTTCGATCCATACTGCATTTGATCTTTGATATTCAAAGCGTTCACCTACATCGTCGATACTGAATGCTATTTCTACTATCTTAAAATGCCGCCAAATCTCTTCGGCGTTGTCGGGCCACTGAGTACCGTTGGTGTTGTAATGTATTTCTATATTGCCAGCCAATCCACGATCAACCAGGCCTTGTAACATGTTAAAATGCTCTTGGATCATAAAAGGTTCGCCGCCGGTAAACTCTATATACTGTATTTGATCCGATATGCCGGCTATTTCGTTCCAAAACTTTTGATTTTCTCTGGGCCAAGCGCCTTGACGCAGCATATGATAATGATGATTATCTTTTCTATCTTCATTACGCATTAGATGCTGTAGTTCTTCAGCAGCATACGTGCTGGAACTCCACGAGCCGCAGATGCGACATTTAAGATTGCAAATATTACCCAATTTAAGATCAACAAACATCAAGGGTTTTGCATCCGCAGTCCAATCTTGATCGGGCAACATGTGTTTAAGACGATCTAATGTGTGCATACGTTTGCTGGTGCGGCCAGCACGTTCTTCCTTCCAACACTTGCGACATGTGTTGGGTTGTTTGCCATCAACAAATTCCTGACGCAGTGCTCGCATGTTGGCACTGTTTTGTATTGCTTTAAAATCAGCAGTGGCCAAATTAAACTTGTCGCCAGCATCATCTACCAATTCATCGTCGGCTAAACAACAAGGACGCACAGTACCAATAGGACTGGCTTCTAAACTGACCCAAGGTAATACGCAAAATTTATCGTGTGGTATTTTCATCTAAGCGGTATCCTTGTGTCTCGGGGTCGATATTCCGCAATGGCTGCCAGTTCTGGAACTACACTCAATAAACTTTCTGAGCGGCTCCAATCTAAATCATTGACAGTTTCCCAAAAGCGCGGCAACAAATGACTGTTGTCTGTGGCCATCATAAAGGCAATTGCACCTTCAAAACCGCCGATAGCTCGGTGTATAGGATCTTTGTCTTGTAACCACGCAATATGCTGTTCAAACTCCTGTTTAAATTGCAATTTAATAGGCATAGGCAACAGATCAATTCTATAATTATCTGGTCCTTGCAAGATGTTTAGATTAAAATCTTTGGCCTGAATAAAGCCAGACTCCACCATGTAACGATGGAATCGTGTAAAATTCCAAATGTTCATTATGCTGAGTGTGGGACTAATCATAAAGTCAATGTGCGGGCATTCGCGTTTGAGGTCTCGTATGTTTTGTTCTACCTGCGCCCAATCAGTGCCCGAGCGTATAATAGCTGCACGGTCGCCCATGTCATCCAAACTGGCTGCTACACAGATAGTAGGAAAATGCTTCCACAAGTCCAACACATTTTGTTTTTTAAATTTAAGTTCAGTCAAATTGGTGTTGTAGACCAAACGCACACGAGTGTTGCCTTTTTTAATCAGCAATTTAAGTATGCGATTGTGTTCTTCCATGATCAAGGGTTCGCCGCCGGCAAAGTATATTTGATCCAGATGTGGCACATGCTCTTGCATTTGTTCCCAAACATCTTCTTCGTGACGCCCAGCAAATTGCACACGTGGGCGCAGTTCCTTACCCCACAGTCGAACATCATCGTCGTACCACCGGCTTGAGAATATGCTGCCACAACTGCGACATTTGAGATTGCATATATTACTGAAGCGCACATCCCAATAGTGTAACCGCATATCGGGCAAACTACCATCAGGCAAAGTATTGTTAATTTCTGCAACATGGTGACCGAAACTCTTGTTGCTGTTGTTGCGCATACTGGTAAAGCCAGCGGCTTCTTGTTCGTAACAGTCTCCACACTCTAAGCAAGGTTTGTCCTCCAGCATGTTTTGACGCATCAACCGCATAGGATCATCATTCCATATTTCACGCATACTCTTTTCTTTAAAGTTACCCACCGGATGTTTAGCTCGACCCAAACAGCACGGATAAGCCCTACCATCCGGCCAAGCATGTAAATGTATCCAAGGTAACATACAGAAGTTTTCAGACTCCATTAACCGGTAACGTTGTTCTTCAGTTAGCTCTTCTAATTTGATATAATTAGGTATGCGATCTTTCCAATTGTATTTGCCTATAATTTTATCAGTCATAGTGTATCATACCAGGTTTTTAATACAGGAAAGGTTTCAACAAAATTTTTACCACGTCGTTGATCGTATTGTTGATGAAACTGTTTAAAGTCGTTGTGTAGTTTGGGCATTTCAAATGTGTCGCTGTGCGGGGTTTTAACACGATCCAAATACTCAATCAGTCTGCTGAGATGATTGATTTCATGTTCGTGCATATATAATTGATCCTGGTGTTGGGTTACCCACATGATCAATCGATTGCGATAATACAGCAACAGGTGTTCTGGTAGAACCAATGGGCTTTGAAAACTAGGGAAACGCAGAATATTAAGAGTAAAACTCACACGCTCGCGTCCGTACATTTTCTTCAGTTCAACCAGTTTGTCTAACAGGGTATCTAGACTGTTGAGACACAGTGCATTGATGGTACACATACAATGCACCGCACGAATACAGTCAGACTCGAGTAATTTCTCTACGTTCTGTAACCAAGCAGGGTAGTCCAGCCCATCTCGAATATACTCGGCTTGATCGTCAACAGCTTCCATGGATGTATAGATATCTACTTCTAAACCCGTGATGCTGTCTAACAAGCGGTCTACATCTACGTCTACACCTAAGTTGCTGTTGATAGCCAGGCGTGTTGTGCTCTTGCCTTGATTGTTTTTAAACCAATCCAGCAGTTTCCAAGTCTCGCCCGACATGAGTGGCTCACCGCCGGTGATTCTTAGCTCTTGGAGTGTTTGATGGAGGTCGGATTCCCACCACTTAAAGAACGCTTCAACATACGGATTTGTCTCACCAAACCGGTATAGTTGAGCACTATCGTGGCTGTGAGTAAAGTGGTTACGCCCATCAGACACCAGGCGCTCATAAGGGCCGTTTCGCTTGATATCGTTAACCCATGTGCTGCTGAAAGCAGGGTTACAATAGCTACAAGCAAATTGGCAAGTGCGGTCGAATGCGATTTCAAGCGTTCGAAGATTGACATCTTCTTGACTGGGTGTGTTGTATGCTTCATTTAATGACTCCAATGGATAAATTTTACTTTTGTATACACGGTCGCTGACGGCATCTACGCCCATGTCTTCAATCTTCCAACAGTATTCACAACCTGCGGGACGATTACCAGCCTGCATCATAGCACGATCCAATTTTTTAGTTGGAGTATTGTGTATGGCTCGAGGATTTGTTTTTAATGCTTCTCGATCTATTGCGTGTGCTGGAGGGTGATGACAACTGGTACTCTGTCCTGAGCCCAACCATATAGTAGCGTTGTACCATTTGGCCGCGCAAAAGCTGGCACTTTTAGTGTCAAGAACTTGTTGACGAAACTCTAGATCATTCATTGTGCGTAAGTCTCAGTATTTTCTATTTCTTTAACAACAATATCTGCCCATAATTTTCCTGCTCGAGCATCAGGGTGTATATTGTCGCTCCTGTATAAATTTCGATCTTTTGCAAGTTCAAAAATTCCATTTTTTGCAGCGTCAGTGAATGTAAATTTGTCAAAATTAATTTTATCTATCAATACATCTAATTCTAAATTTTTAACACTTGGATATTCAAATCCATTTTCAAAATAACTATCGTTCCAATAGTTCATAAAACTCATAAATCTATAATTGATATTTTTTGATTCCAACCATGACTGTAGTTTCAACATGTTCAACAGCGACTGAAACACCAGCTCTCTTATTCCACCAAATTTTATAATCGGTTTGGCTATGTCCGACATTGGAAATTTAGGATTATCTCCAATACCGCAGTGTCCATAATACACGTCTAATTCATTACGATTTTTAAACTTCCAAAATTGTCCCCAGGTCATCTCATTGATTGCCATATCAATCCTGGTCAAGCCACTCCACATGATCAACACCAAATCATAATCAAACTTTATGGTGTTTACTATGGTTGAATCACATATCCACTGGTTACCTGCAGCAAAACTGGCTATGTTTGTTACTTTCCAATCGGAAGGTAAATGTTCAGGCCAATTTTTATGACTGGATTGTGCATTGCCCTCTGAGGCAGTAAAACTACAACCGTTGACCAAAACTTTTTTTGTTTTAGGAAAATTTTGTTTAAACTCTAAACTATTCATATTATTTCCCTTAGACGAGATAATACTTCATCGTATGCTGTAATTTTAGGAAAGCGATCAATATCAGATCCACTTAAATCTGGTTCAATTTTTTCGTAAGACAAGGTAGTGTCAAAATATTCTTTGCAGTCATTCCACACAGCCAGAGTTTCGCGCACAGTTTGAACAAATGGTAATAATTGCCCATTGGTCAACTGCAACGCAAAATCACGGCTGGCGAATACAGAATCGGCATTTCTATCCTGCTGCCATTTTCCTAAACGATACGATATAGCGTAACTCAATGCTTGAGCCGCAATATCTTCTCGATACAATCCAATTATATAAGAGTTATTAAACAAAGAATCCCATTGGTCTTCTGGAGGCATATGATTTGGCATAATTTTTACTATGCTCTGCTGAGCAGAATCATATACATGCGGCCTTGACGAGTGATTGTAATGAAACACTTCTCCTAAAAAAGGCAATCCAGTAATTTTACTCAACAGGTTTCCAAAGGCGGTGCTGCCAGTTCGGTAATTGGCCATTAACACTATACTCCAGTTGCCTGGAATTTCAAACTCGTGGTTGGTAAGTGTTATCTTAAAGTCGTTCATTTGATATATTGATTGATAAATTTGTGGAACTGATTGGGTAACTCTCTAGGAACTTGGTGCCGCATTTCGGTATACAATGCTTGGTTGTATTTACATACATTATAACACTCTTTGTAGAAACTTGCAAGGTCTTGTTGACACAAGTCTTCAACCACTTTGGCTATACGTTCAATTCGATCTTGACTACTATCTATTAGATCAAACGATTCGTCTACCACATGACCAAATGTTCGAAATCCTAGATTCTGTATATCTCGATAAAAACCACGATTGGCCACAGCTATAAATGGATGTCCTACAGCAATGGGTTTCCAAATCTTTTCTGTTCTAAAACTGTATGGGTAATTGAACACTGTTTCGGTTACCAGACTAAAGTAAGTATCTCTATATGCCGAGCCATCAACTACAGCATCGCCCCAAGTATTGTTAAACAAGTTAAATTTAACAGTACCAGCAGAGGGCAAATGATCTATGTTGTTTCTAAATGCAGGTGTTTCATACTGTTTGGGTAACAAGTGTAGATCAATTGGCCGTTCCATGCGATCTGTACCATCTTGGTCAAACGTCAATTTGATCACGTTCATGTTGTTAAAATTCTGCCAACGTGCCTGCGGCAAAGTTGTTACTAATCTAAGATCAGTGTCAAGGTTTGTCCATAGACTTTGGTCTAACAAGTTGTTTACTTGGAATCTTTCCAACAGATATTTTCTATGGCTACGCATACGGCCATTTAGAAACAAGAACTTGTATGGCTTATTGGTAATTGCAAAATATTCATCTATACGGTTGCCTGCCTCAACATTTTCGTCAAAGTCAAATATCTTAGGTAAAAAATATTCATAACTCATGTAGGGCCATTTTTCAGGATCCATGGCGCCGCCACCGATTAACAGTATTCGACCTTCTTCAATCAGATTGATTAGTCCTTTGACAAAGCACCAAGTGACCAGTGTTTCACTTCCTTCTGCAGCATTGTCTAATATCACTGTCACTTGTCCTGTGCGAGCTAGCTCTTGTATTTCATAATTATAGTTATTGACCTGTTCTCTGCACATGACATACACAGCACCTGGAACTATTTTATGTTGCTTGATATCCCAAAACTCACCGTCGGCCCAAGGTAATAATTCTCTATATACTTCGCTGTGTGTGTCTAATATAAGTTTATGATTTCCTAGCATTTATAATTGTTCTTTGAAATAATTAATGGTTTTGAGTAGCCCTTGGTCGAGATCAATCTCTGGGCGCCAACCCAATAAAGTGTTGGCTAAATTAATGTCTGGCCGGCGTTGTTTAGGATCATCTGCGATAGGCGGCAAATGTATTATGCTACTCAAGGATTCTGTTAACTTGATTATTTTTTTAGCCATATCAATCATTGTGTATTCACTAGGGTTGCCAATATTGACCGGACCTATTTCTCCTGAGTTCATTAGAGCTATTAGTCCTCTCACAGTGTCAGACACATAGCAAAATGAACGAGTTTGCAATCCTTTGCCATAAACAGTTAAGTCCTGATTGGTCAATGCTTGCATAATAAAATTACTAATTACTCGGCCATCATTCTTTGACAAGTGTGGACCAAATGTATTGAATATCCTAGCAATTTTAATATCAACGTGGTGTTCTTTGTGATAGTTTATAAAAAGACTTTCAGCACAACGTTTGCCCTCGTCATAACAGCTCCTTATTCCTAAAGGATTTACATTTCCCCAATAATCCTCTGTTTGGGGCGATACCAGTGGATCTCCATAAACTTCGGAGGTGCTGGTTTGTAATATGCGAGCTCCGGTGTTGTGTGCCAATTTTAACATATTAATTGCACCTAACACACACGTCTGGATTGTATTAACTGGATCTTTTTGATACCACTTTGGGCTTGCCGGGCAGGCCAAATTATAAATTTGATCTACAGCAAGTGTTATGGGTTCTTTTACATCGTGTTTAATGAAATCAAATCTAGGATGGTCGCGCAGTAATTTAATATTGTCAAGACTGCTTGATAGTAAATTATCTAAACAATAAACAGTATGGTCCATTGCTAATAGTTCACGGCATAAATGACTTCCAATAAACCCGCTACCACCAGTAACTAATATTTTCATTGCTGGCTCCAATAGCGACATTCTGCCCACCAAGCTGTCATCTCAGGAAATGTCTTTAAAAAATCAGTTCCGTGTCTACGATCCGCTTCAGCAAAGAAGCGATAAAAGTCTGCTTTGTTACGATTGATATGTGCAGGATCCAACCGTTGCCCGTCGCGCATCCATGCAATGTCTCTATCCAGTCTGGCAATTTCATAATCCTTAAAACCTTGAAATCTTGTCTCTTCTGTTTCAATGTTCTTCATCATGAATGCCCAGACCAGTTCGAGTTGGTCTACATAACTTTCTGGCAATAGTTGTAGGCTTTGCCATGTGGGTTGACGCAATACCGGAGTATCAAACCATATGCGTTGATATGTCGTGCTGTAGATTTTTCTAAGTCCCAAGATACCACTGAACAGTTTGCCTAGCCCTGTTACACTGAGATTATTCATGGTAACAATAAAGGTAATTGAATTACGTCCAGGAATATCTGTTAGAAATTGATTAACACGATCCCACAGTAAACCAAAATCTAACCCATGTCTGATGTATTCAGCCTGTTCCATCCACGAATCTAAACTAACAAATTGCATGAAGTGTTCAATCTTTTCGCCTTCACATAATTCTTTAACATAGCCCTTATACTTCTGCCAACTTTTTTCATCTACACTGAAGTTTGACGTTACATTTAGATGTAAGTCGGGTTTGGGATTGGCCAACACATAGTCAAATACACGATAGGTGTTCTTGTCTAACAAGGGCTCACCGCCGGTCATGCGGAAGTGTTGTAGTTCTAGATACAGGGTTGGCCACCACTCCCAGAAAGCATCTACATAAGGGTTGTCTTCACGAACTGGTATAGGCCTATTACGGCCAACAAAATGACTAGGATCGTTATGAGGAGATGAGGTAGGGTAAGCTCCAAATCTCTCGGTTTCCGCTTGCCAACTGCTACTAAATTGCGGACTACAGTAGGAACACACAAGATTACAAGCGTGATTAAAATTAACTTCAACATAGCTAGGAATAACATCTTCATCTCCATTTGAATTTACTACAACATCAAAGTCTTTGGCGGCCCAAGGTTCGCCCGAACGATAGTGACGGTCGCTTAACTTATTATTGTCTTCCATGGTCCAGCAATAGCTACACTCGCTAGGACGTTCTTGCTTTAACATAATCTTACGTTGTTCTTTCTTGTAAGGAGTATTATGTAATGCTGACGGATTGTCCGTTAATAGTTCTGCTGGTATTGCATGTAAGGGCGGATGGTAACAACTGTTGTTCAGTCCTGTAGGCAAGTGTAGACTAACTTGTTTCCACTTGGCCAAGCAAAGTGCAGTACCAAGATTTGCCTTCATGAACTCTGCATCGCCTAGGAACTTTGATTTAAAGTCGATTGCAACTTCATCGCCTTTGTTATTCATATTCGTGATTTCGTAAAATGTTGTCAATGGCAAAAGATTTAAACGGCAATAATTTAAATAATTTTTCGCCTCGTAAATTATCCAACAGCAATATGTGTGCAATGGTCTGTTGAAACAAAACTTGATTAATATTGTTGCTAATCAAATTTCTGATGTGCAATATTGTATTATTGTCAATGTTATGATTGTGTTCAAGTTGATCAACTTTATCCAAGGCCAATGATTTCAATGATTCAGGTATTACATCCAACGCCAGATAATCTGGCCCTGTCAGTATAATCAAATTGATAGAGATATTATTTAATTTGGCATAATCGTACAAGTCGTTGATAAACCAAATATTTAAAATACTTAATACCGGACTGAGAGTAACGTTAATATTTGAGTCGTGTGTGATTGTCAATAACTTTTGTAAATTTGAGTTTATTTTCTCCCAATTGGTTCCAGATCGAATATATTCCAATGGCTCGCCAACAGCATCTATACTGCACTGTATATTAACTTGTTTAAATTTTTTCCAGAGATCAATGATATTTTTATCTTTATATTTTATTGTAGTTAGATTGGTGTTATACATTAGTTCTATCTTGCTGGCTTGTCCGCTGTCAACCAGTTCGTCGAGCAATGCCCAGTGTTCGCTATTGATCAATGGTTCGCCGCCGGTAAAATACATCCATTGCAAGGAGCCAGTGAATAGTATGTCTTTGTAATTGGCCAGATCTTGATTTTCTATAATAGGAAATCTACCAAGCTCTTCAGCCCATTGGCTGCTAAAATGTGGCCCGCAATACCTACATTTTAAATTGCAAAGATTGGTATTCCTAATGTCAACAAATTGTAAGCCCGGAGCTGCTGTTACTTTTTTATTAAATCCATTTCTATAGCTGGATAATCCATGGTATTCTGCCACTGCACATTTATTACACGGGTGGTCTGGTGGGCAGTCTTGAGTTTTTAAATCTACGAATCTGTTTGGATTTGATAATTCAGATATGGGCTTGGAGTAACTGCTGTCAATTTGACAACAAGGACCAATTTTCCCATTGGGGAAAACGGTTACTCCGTGATCAATTGCCGCACAAGTCCAGGTCACGACACAAACTCACTTGCCAAGTCGACAATAGGAGCATTCGGACCAACGTCGTTGAACATGTTCCAGGCAAACTCAAAGTTGGCATTTTTAATATAAAAGTTTTGCATGTGTTTTTGATAATGAATTGTATACACTTCTTTAGCTTCTTGTAAAAATTTTATTTTTAGATAATCTTCGATTAATTTAAAATTGTCAATTACAGACTTAAAATCTAAACACAATACATTACAGTGCTGATTATTTCTACCAGACTCAGTATAATAGTTTAGGTTATAATCAATCCAATCCCATGCCGATAAAATACTAGCAATTGAAATTTCTGTTGTGTTTGTATTATTTACTAACCATTGTCTTTGTATTCCATAATATTCATCGGCAGGATTACAATCTAACATGATACATTGACTATCAGGAAATTTATATGAGATTAATTCCGAGTTTAAACAATGCAATTGTATAATGTCGCTTGGCGTTATTTCTTTTGTGAACTTAATGGGATTATTTTTAGTTATTGTGCAATCGATACTCTCCAGTGGCCAATTGACCACATGAAACGTATTGTTTTTTGGCAATTTGACACGACCGGTCCTCGACGACTCAATCGCTGACGCTAAAGCGTTTCCGAATGTTCCTCCGAGATAAGATAATACAATACTTCCAGGAAAACTGTAAAACATTACCAACCTTCTTGCTGTCTGATTACATCCATTTCGCGGGTCATGACTCCGCGATTGTGCCAGTTACTACGATAGTGTTGTTTGAAAAATGCACTTTCGTTTTCTTGCATCATATTAACGGGCAGGTCTAATTGTGCGATCAGGTCTTCTGCAACACGGCCGGCTAACAGCTCTGGATCTGAATCTTTTACTGTGTTCCAGAGTTGTTCTAGTTCAGCAAAGTCTTGCACCACACGATGATCCCATGTGGGAGTAATCATGGTCATGTAGGTGCCCATACGGCTGCCGGCTATGGCCCAGATACCGTGTTCAACATCGCGGCCAACGTTATGCCATATGGTCAAGTGATCAAGGTTGCGTTGATGCACACGGTCACGGAATTCACTCACAGTGGGTCTAGTGCCACGATTCAAACACATCTTGACTCCTTCTCGGAATCCGGCACGCCAGGCATGGAATGCTGACCCATTGGGGTATGTGGTTGAATAGCAGTCATACATGGGCCAATATAAGGGATCAAAACAAAACTCCACTTCGGTTTCTGCTGAGCCGTTGGTGGCTTCGTGCGTTTTCATATTGTTTACAAATGCACGAGTCCAGCTACTAAGTCCTCCGTTGCCATACATCAAGCCATTGACATGATTACGTGCTCGCCAGCGGAATACGGCATTTTCCCATTCACTGTCAGGAAACTGCATTGTGAGGTTAAAGAATTTTGCATCTGGCATATTGTCGCCGTCGATTAGGATAAAGCGTTCAGTGTCACTGGCAGCAGCTGCGGCCTTGTGTGCGGCGTCCGACCCTTTAACTCCGTCTACTCGTTTGGCCCAAGGAATCATATTGCGTATCTTTACCCAAAATTCTTCCTTTTGCGGTTCGTCATATGTCAAGTAAATGCAGTCTAAATCTGCTATATCAATTTGTTTGGTCATGTGGTGGGTCCTGATGTTTTAAACTCCATTTGGTGTGCGGCTGATCCGTGTCCACTACTACACAAACATTCCTAGGATCGCAGGCCTGTCCGTATCCCACAGGCACTATTTTTTTGGCAAAATTGGTTTGATATACTACCAATTTTCCATTCAATACTCTGATGTGTTTAGGACTGTTAAGGTATGTTTCTTGATCAACAACTATGTAATTACCAGGCAACTGCTCCATACTGAAAAATAACGGAAATCCGTTTTCATCATAGTATAATCGATACTCCGGAGCACCGTGAACAGCAGACACTTGGCTTTGCCATATACTGAAAAATTCCTCTTCAGTCATTGGGGTTGTCATCATCGACCTTTTGATTGTTACGTTTTTCTTGAATAGTTAACTTATCTTTATGTGTCTTACGAGGGTTTCCACATAGGTAACATTCAGGATTACCACAATCCATTGCGTGATGTTTGGCCAGACGGTGTGGTTCTGCTACTATAGGATCGTTTTTTGTGAGTCCGTGTGCCTTGGCTATTTTAATTTGTTTTTTTATAGCGTTTTCATCTTTTAATAACCGTTTGCTATGTTTGATTTTATCTTCGTCTCGGCTCATGCTATCCTCCAATCCTTAATGTGATAATGGACAAATCCTGATTGTGCTACAGTATGTATCCTAAGCCCTGGATCAGTTGCTTCCCAAACTAGTTCTTGAGTCCAATCTTCTGTTAGAGTAGGTATAATATATCTTTTCATATGAGTAATCATGGGGCCCATTCCTTTGGGTAGCGTAACGTTTTCTACGCCAATGATCGTTGCAGCCATGGCATAGACCACATCTGTTGTTGCCTGCTCGTCTGGAAATTTTAGTAAGGTTTTAAACAGATTCCAATTTTCAAATATGTTTCTTACTAAATCAAAAAACTCTTTGGCACGGGCACTGAGTCTCCAATATGTAACAGCGTTATACACATCTGGTAAAGCATTGACATCAAATAGTTTACGATAGGTTCTATTATCACTGGGCTGATTGGTTAAATCTTTACATCCTTGACTAATCACAACATCACGTTTTTCAAACAAGGTCCACCAATGGTCTATAGGCGTGGCCACCAACATATCAGCTTCTAATTTAATAGTTTGCCTATATGGACTAGCGGCAAAACATTGCCAGTCGTTGGCAAAGCCACCTAGGTCACCATGTGGCAAAGGAACTACATGATCAAACACTGGATCGTCGCATCGCTTGACTGTAATCACAGCAATATTGGCATCAGGATGCCACTGGCGAATTGACCCGGCAAGTTGTCGAGCACAAGCCAAATAGTCCACTGATTCTGTATCAATGGCCGGTATCAGATAACCGCGTTCAGCAAGGATTGGCAACTATTGCTCCTAATGCTTGTTTGCCCATGGCATGAAAGTCTTGCTGTTTTAACACAATCCATCTAGGTTTATCGTCGCCAGTGATATATTGTATTTTATATGTGTCTGGTCCAAGCTGAGTCAACGTAGCGTTGGCCGTAATACTGGCCAAATTCCATGGAATAGATGGTGTGCTTAATGTATGACCGTCAACAATATTCATAGCAATACTTAATGCAAAATCATTACGGAATGTATTTTCACTCACACTGTATAATTGTCTGTAATGTGTCCAATTATCTCTAATCATTTGCATGGTATCAAATATCATTTGGGCTTTTTTACTTCGACGAAAACACATGACTGTGGCCCAACTCATTGGCATCTTGTATGTGCCAAACCAATTGTTATCGTGAAACGCAGTAAACCCAGTGACATCATATGCTATACGATGTGCAATAAAATCTTGATTAATATCAAATAATCTTTTTAACTGATCGGATGCAACAACAAAGTCAGCGTCTAGCACCAATGTATGATCCCATGGGCTTAGGTCATGCACACTGGATCTATTTGTATTATGCCAAGTGGCACTGACTTTATAATCGTAAAAATATCTATGTTGCTGTGTCAGTTGAGGTTCGGTTAAAACAACCTGGTCAAAATCAGCGGTGCGGGCAGTATCTGTTACGTCGGTAATTACGCAAACTGGCAAATCTAAATGCCTGCGAATATTACTAGCTGACCAAGCGGCCATGGCCAGATAATCAATCCGCTCATTATTAAACGCAAATATTGTTACACCACGAGTCATCTTTTTTGATTCAACTCTTCATATTCTACTAACCAAGCATTCATCTGTTCTTGCCAGCGTTGTTGACTTAATGTCATTAGTTCTCTAGTATCAACTTTAACAGGGGTTTCATATAAGTCTAGCAATACTGCTTCTATGCCAGGGCAGGTCAATAATGTATTTTGTAATTCTGGTCCTGCTCGCCACATGCCACCAGCATAAGTAAAAGTTAATTTGGCTTGATATTTTTCTTTGAGGGTAATGCGAGCTTGGTGATGGTCAAAGCGAGCACGGCTGTGGGAAATAAGTTCATCGGTATTCATAGATTTATTATACTACAAAAAGCAGATAAGGTAAAGGGGCCAACGCCCCTTTTGGTAAGACTGAATGTTGTTAATTAATATCCAGGTGAGCTTACGCTACTAGCAACGGTAGGTGTGCCCCAAGTATTGGTTAGATAAGTTGATTCTGGTGGGAAGTACGTGACTACTGTAGTTGGTGCTGTTCCAAATGTAATGCCCGTTGTAGCAGTTCCTCCACTGATGTAGCGACTTGATCCAGACGTGGCACGAGCCGCAGAGAACCAAGTGGTGACCAAGGTCAACACAGTGCTTGATGTTTTTGTTGCTGTGACCTGGACATAGTCACCGGTATAGGTATATCCAGTATCAAATTGTTGATAAATGGTTGTTGGGCTACCGGTTAATTGATTCCAACCTGTGCCTGTTGCTACTGTGGTTGGTGTGCCTGACCCGCCGACTACCTTAGTGCCTAAATATGTAACGTTGGCAATAACTTTACTACTAGCATCAGATGTAAAATACACCGTGCCACATACAGTGTTAATAAAGTTGTTCCAGTCTGGGTCTGCGTCTGATCCGGTGCTGGTTTTGCTAAATTGGATTTTCATGTAACCACCACCACCCCAGAAGTTTGTGGCTGCAGTGGCATTAGGGAAAGTCACAGTGTCAGTGAATGTAATTGTCCAGGCAGTATTGGTATGTCCAGTTGCGCCAGTTTGGCTAGCTGTTCCAGTCCAACCTGTGTATTGTGAACCGCTAGCATAAGCATAATAACGATTGGTATAGCACGAAGTAATATCTGTGTTAAGATTACTTAAAATAGCGATGGTATTACCAGCACTGGGACTGGTACGGCTGGTAAGAGCAGTGGCTTGATGATTACCCAAGCTGGTCAAGGTATTATTCAGTGAGGCCCACTGTGTGGCAGTAACTGTGCCGCCTGTAGACACAGTTGACAATGCAGTTTGTCCGTATGTGCTACTCCAAGTGGCATTGATATTAGCGCCTACTGTTGTGCTAACAAACCCGTTGTAGTCTGTTGCCTGTATTAATCCACCTACTGAATAAGTCATTTTATTTTGTTTCCCTTTGTATTAGTTGATCAATTTCAACGCAATTATTGTCAATAATCGCTGGGTGATTTTAATCCTGTCGTGCATATTTATTTAATTGTAACAATAGCTTCGACGTAGGCTTCGCCTTCGTCTATTTTGTCTCGTAACGCACGGCCAATCACGTTGAATGCAGTGGCTTCACCGGACTTTGCTGCTCTGGCCAGGCCGTTACCTGCACTCACTAGTCTATCGCCTTTACGCACTTGACCAATGGTCCTAACAGGAACTCGTCCAGTCATTGCTACTGGAGGATGTGTGGCATTTGTTCCGGCAGCACCATTCATCATATATGCCGCTCTGGTACTTATGACTCCAAACACATTTTCGCTTAGATCCGAGTCGACTTGTGTGATTTCTGCTGAGCCGCCCAGTTCGACCACTGTGCCTGGACTCAATTCTGTATCTGACGCAAACCGTTCTGCCAAGTCAGCATAATTGGCATTGATTCCAGTTGCGCTACTAACAATTCCACTGGCGCCACTGATAGTCAACACTGTGGTAGGTGTTCCGGCAATGTTCGCGCCAAAGTTGATGTTGCCATTGGTGTCATTATTGCTGATGTTTATATCGGATCCTGCGACTGCAACAGTAAAGTCACCGTTTGATCCTACTGATAATCCTTGGTTGTTGGTGGTAGTTATTTTACCAGTGGTAGTTGCGGCAGCATCTGCTCGCATAAAGCTAGTGGCAGCAAGGCTAGAAGGTCCTAGAGTATCAGCATTGGTAATTGAGCCTTGGAATACGTAGGCCGCGCTGACTGTGCTGAGTTGTAAGCCAGGTTTAATGGTAGCAAATCCAGCGATAGCAGGACTAGGAGTAAATGCAGTGGTGTCTTTGCTCATGATACCCATCAAAACACCGCCAACATAAAGTTGTAAAATAGTATGTGCAACAGCACTGTTATCTGTTACTGTGGCAGGAATAGCACCAGTAGTGCCTTGTGCATTGGTGAAAGCCGGACCGACCAAGATCCATGTTGTACCAGAATAAACATTTAATTGTTGGTTAGTGGTATCATACCACAAGTCGCCTTGGACATTTGAACTAGGTGCAGAAGCACTGGATGTTGCTGAACTGATTGTTTTCCAAACTGTGCCGTTCCACACACTCATTATTTTGTTCGTACTATTCCACCACAACTGACCAATCAATGGTGTTGTTGGCGCTGTGCTGTTGGAACTGTTTTCTAATAGATGGACAAAATTGTCATCTAAATATATGCCATAACCGGCGTAGTTTTTACCCGGTAAAGCCATGCTACAAGCGGTAGTATTAAGAGTACCATCTGCAATGGTGGTTAATACTGATCCATTTGTTAAGTTAATTATGTATGACATTCTTGTTCACTCCGTCCTATTCTTATTTATGCGACCTTAATATACTCATATTTATGCAGCACTTAGGTTAGTAAGTGTCTGAATACGTAGGGTATATTCAATTTGAATCTGGCGATTTAAACTCTTTTGCACAGGATGAAAAATCACATGAGTAATCAACATTAAATCAGTTGCACTACCGGCCCAACTCTTGAGTCCCAGCTCATCAAATACGTATTCGCCATTAAAATTCGTACTGTTGTCAAATGCTTGTTGTCCAGCAGGTTCGCCGTAATCTAACAAACAAGTCACTAAAATATCTGTATAGGGCATGCCAGTGGTATGAATTACTGTCATATAGTTGTTTGCAGGATCTACATCTGCTGCGCTGTTGTCGTCTACAACTTTGGCATAAGTTTCGTTATATAAGTCGGCATTTTGGCCAGTTATGTTGGGCGGCAAATATGTAATTACGCCAGTTGGATCCACGCTTGATCCACCATTGCCAAATGCCATTTCGTAAATCCAGCCGCCACCTTGGGCACTGGTGCGGTTGCTCAAAGTCTGAGCCATTGCAATACTGATATTCTCGTAATGAATTGCGTTCTTTTTATCTACTAGAACTTCGCCGGAGTTAGGGTCAGTTATTTTGACAAAACCTTCAATTTTGGCCAGGCCTGGTTGAATCATGCTCGTTTCTCCACAAATGTCTCTTTGGTTTTAGGATCAAATATTTTTACAAACCCTTCGACTGATATGGCACTGGTTTCGTTGGGCCGTTTGGGCTTAGTAGCCGTCGGCTTTTGTTGTGCGGATTGTTGGGTATTTTTTTCCATGTATATTATTTACCTTGAATTATCGTCCCTGTAAAAACCTTGCACATATAGTGTCAGTTTCATTGAGTGGCAAGTCTGGTGTTGCTAAATTATACCAAGTGTGTGCTCGTTTAACTAAAATAGCTACCTCGTAACCAGTAGGTGGTGCTGTGTTAAACTCCACAGTAACAGGATTATCAGCAGTGATCGTGTAGTCAGTATCAGGAATTCTGGTTCCACCTATGTATACTTCTACTGACTCATCACGTGTTGCACTGGGCTCTTGACTGATGTCAATGTCAGCGGTAAATTCAACAGTTGTTCCGTCACCTAGGTTTACACCAGACTCTAGCGGGTTGGTTATGTTTGATACAATATAATTCTGGCAAGTAAGTGGCATTAAGTTTTCACGTCCCATGTTGTAAACCGCTGTGCCCGCTGTATGGATAGTGATTGCTGTTCCTGCTGTTCCGCGTAATAATCCGCTGACTGTGTTGGCCACAGTGTCTCTATGACGATACATGATCCGTTCACCGTTGATGGTAAGAATTCCCCAGATGTTTGCAGCTCCGTCAGTTACGATCCAGTAATCAGTGTCGGTTGGCAAGTGGCCAACAGTAGGCTCAATGGCTTGGTAAAAACCATCACCATACATGACCACATCACCAACGACATAAGAAATGTTATTGTTGTAAGCTGTGGCAAGATTTGGGTCGCCCAATGCGGTTGCATCCTCTACATAGATAATGTCATCAAGAACTGCAACTGATTGAACTAAAGTGGTCGTAGTGCTGGGTGTTATTCTGTAGGTGGCTTGAACTTGACGCATGTCTTGGAATATGCGGAAAGCAGTTGGATTTGGTACTACCCTATTGGTAAACAGTGTAATGGCCAGCACATCTGTTGATATAATAGTCTGTCCTGAAATAGTTATACTAGTGCCGTTCAGTATGTAGTCGATTCCGTTGAACAAGTAGTAACCATTTAGTGTCACTAACATTCGTGCTGGGTTGGTAATTTCACGTCCGATATCAAATGTATTATTGTTGATTGAGCCAGGGCCTACAAATACTTCGGTCAACAGGTCTTGTTCAGCAGTGTCGTTCCAAGTTATTATGTCAATACTGTCACCATCAGCTGGTATGCTGCCAGGTAAGAATGTTAACGAATTGTTGTATACTCGATATCCACAATCAGTTGCAACTGACAATAATATTTTAGATCCAGTTACTGGAGCAGTAGTAAATGTTATGGTTCTGTAATTAGAGATCCCATCGTACGCATCAACAACATAATCTGTATCTTGAATTAATTTAATATTATCAACAAATACGAGTACGTCGTTATCAGACACTAGTGCAGGATTGTATCCATAGCTGTTGGGCAACTGATATACATCTGTAACTCCGTCGCCTAGGTATTCACTGCCTTGATAAGGGTTCATTCTATTGCCGTTAAACGATACAACAAGATTAACTTGATTGGTTCCTTGCATACTGTTGATCAAATCAACAGTGGTAGTATTGCCATCGGATATAAAACTTTGATCCACGGGCAGGCTCCAACTATGAGTTATACCATCAACGGCATACCCAAGCACAGCCAAGTTAATACGAGCTGTATTATCGTATGTAGTAGCAAACGTGATAGTAGTTGACCCACCACTGCTGGTAACAGTATAATCAGTTCCTACAATCAATTGATTCTCGCCGTTGTAAATCAATATCCCAGGGTAAGTCATAACGTCATTGACTATAGTTGTATAGATGACGGCACCTTTTGATATCAATGTCCATCCAACTAAATTAACTGGAAGATTACCAGTGGTCACTGCGGTAGCACGATAAAAATCATCACCATAAGAAACCACATCACCTTGAACGTATGTTGTGGCAATATTGTAAGCAGATGCCACTGCAAACGGCACTGTCACTTCATCAAGCATCTCTTGATTATATGTGTTGAGGTACAGTTGGTTGCCACCGCCAACTCCGGTCACATAAAGATCTATAATATCACCGTCAGTTTCAGTTAGGCCTAGTGTGACTTCATAGTTGACCCAATCAAAATTAACTGGTTGAATGGCCAAGCCCAGCGTTGTGTTAAACACAACAACTGTAAATGGGTACTCTAATAATCCAGCAAAGCTCGATACAGGGGCTGCTGAATTGTATACATATCTCTGAGAAACGGCTGGGAACCCGTGTCCAAGACCAGTGTTATCAAATCCTGGAGCGGTGTAAACACGGAAATCTAAAGTGTCAAACTCACTGCCCGGAACCAACTCTTCTGGTGCGTAACTGCTGAATACATCAATGTATCCACCACCATCGACATTGATATCAGTGGGTCTAGTTCCTAAGAATACGTCATCAAACGAACTTGAATAGGCAGCATCTAACAGGGCAGGATCATAGGTTGGAAAACCTTCTGGGCTAATGCTGATATTATCAAAAGGATTGATATCATAATTGCCCACATCATATCCAGTGTTGTATGAAAAGTCCAAGGCATACACTTGAACACCTGGGTAGTTAAGACCATCTATTAACAATGGCAAACTACGACCAGGCTGGTTAACTGTGGGCAGATAAAAACCTTGTGTTCGGTCGATACCACTCAACGTGCTGGCCGACACTCTGTTCCATTCTTCAATGATAAATGGGTTGTAGAAATTCACAGGTTCCAAGTTGATCGACTGTAATACTGCACGACTAATTGTTACAACGTTGTCAACATCGTTGATTAAAGTAACAGTTGTGTCTGCTGGTATTCCAAGGCCGGTTACGATCATACCTGTGGTCAATCCTGTAGTCGACGGCACAGTTAATGTGTATGCTACGGCCGTTCCTATTGAATCAAGCACAATTGGTGTATTAGTTACTGTATCAATTGCTTGCCACACAGTATTTGCAAATCGAACTTGAGTGTTGGCAGGATAACTAGCTACCAAATAGTCCCAGTCAGTGATGGTGCTCAAGTATTCATAGCGGTCATACTTAATAGTCATGTTGAATTCGCGCACAAGCGGATTGCCCATGTTTGCTCGGGCTTGTGCCCCTATGCCAGTATCACTTACAAATGTTATCACAGGGTTTGTAGTATACCCAGAACCTTCATTGACGACATTGACTGCTATTACTTGTAATGAAGAATTAATAACTGCCACTGCGGTAGCTGGTGTTCCAACATAGGCCAAAGTAGCTGTTCCGACCAGTTGACTACCTGTTGTAAATTCTGGCGGGATATCAGCAGAAGTTCCAGATATGGTCACTGAATATAAATTAGATCCGTAAAATACCTGTTGGCCCACGGTGTATGCTGTATCAGCTGTCCACTTGGTTCCAATCACCACTTCTGGTTCTGTAGCATAACCTGATCCGGTTGCAGTAACACTAACTGACATTAAACTCAACAAATAATTGTTAAACCATTCTTGCCAAGGTGTTGTTGCCCAAATTTCTGCATCCGCCGGAGTGTCTGCAATGTCGCTGGCCTTGCCAGTTCCTGTTGCAGTGCTCTTGGTATACGGTAATAAAATTGGACTGACAAACTGCGGTATTTCCAGTGCAGTATCGTAATAAGATGGGTTGTCAAAGTCAGTAGCAAATCCCGGATAGTCATCTTGTCCTTTATACACTAGATTAAACTGTTTGACCTGCACATGGTATGGCTTGACTTCTTGCAAGTAATCAGACACAAAGTCTTGATTGTCTCGACGATAGGTCGGAAACGGCAACAATGATCTAATGTCGTGACGAACATTAATAAAGCTGGTCTTCATTAGCCAATCTGGCGCTTGTTCTTCAGTCAATATAAATTTGAACATGAGAATCAACAGTTGATTCTTAAAGATGGCTAGATCATTTATAAACAATTCAGTGTTGATTGCTTGTATGATATTGCGTGTTTCTATTGCTGGTTCTTGGTCATAGTATTGAGCGTCATATACTTCTGCATCAAACCCATAACGTCCTGCAGCATAATCCCACAATGTGTTATCAAAAGCAATGGTACCGTCTTGTAGCCCAACACGCTCCCATCCGGTGGCGGTCTTAACATAAATTTCCCATTTATTTTGTGCATTAGCTGTGACTTTGACACTGGCTCCTACAGACACATCAAGTGTTACAAGACTAGAATAATTTGGAACTTGAGCAACCGGTACGGTCGATGAGTTATAACCTAGTTTGTACCAGTCAATGTAATTCCAGTAATTTTTTGTATTGAAATTCTGAATTCTAACCAACTGCGGAACTCTAGGTGCTGCCGAAGCATTGGATTCCAACACAACCTCATAAATTGTCCAAGCGCCATTGTAGGTGCTGTCCGACAAAATCAAATACTTGTATCCCAATGGAACTTGATAGAAGTTTTGGTAACTCAACTGTTCAATATTGTCCAATACTTTGTTGTATTGTTCACTGCCAGCGGCTGGAATAGGTTCGCTAGAATTTAACAATATAAATCTGCGTTGTTCGACAATGGGCAAATACTTTAGTATTTCGTTGGTTCTTGTCAAATAGTTTTCTAATGCCATTAAGCGATCAACAAACAAACTTTGACGAGGACTAAATGCTACCCCATACTGTTCAGGAGGACTCAAGAATGGATCTGGAACCTGTGCACCATTTTGATTGTATCCACAGAAACTGTCTTGTAACTTTTGATAAAGATTATCGGCAAGGAAACTGGTTGGATCACCATCAGCAATCAATTGGAATTCAGTATGAATATTGGCATCTGATAATTCTTGTGAAAAATCTACATGCAGGATAGTGTCAGAAGCCGAAAGATATTGCGACCCATTATAGATTGCCACTGTGCTGGCATCAAGCGCCGCAATATAAGGTATACCACTACTGCGTGGCTCTTCGACGTATCTGGCAATACCAGTTGTGCTGAGAGTTTTCCCTTCGTTGACAGCAATGGTTGTGATTCCTGAAACCCAGAAATAATAAACAGTTTCAAATGTGCCAGTGGCGTTTAAATGTGCTCTTACTGAATAGCTGGTAGTGTTTAATGGTTGACCTTCGCTGGCGTAACCAGCTGGCGGTGTTGAGCTAGCAACCCATTGATAAATGTCTACTGTGCTGCCAGGAAATAACTGTCCCCAGCGACGGCTAGCATACACAATATCATCTTGATTGGGATCAATAAATCGTGCATTTGTTGTATCCCACCAAATTGTTCCCACACGTTCGGATCCCCAGAAGTTACCAATATTGTTGATTGGCCCAAAATTATATTGAGCTGGATTTACTTGACTGATAAAATCAATATTTTGTCTAGCAACTCCTAATATTTTACCTTGCAACGGATCAATGAAATCAAAGAAATAAGTTTCTTGACTTTGTAACTTGTTATACATGTATACACTGTTCAACAACTCAACATCGACCACTGGTTGTTGTTGACGCAATATTTTCCAAGCAGGCAATCGATCTAAGTTAACAAATTGTCCAACCCGGCCGTAGTTGTCTGCGCCAGTTGGACTTCCTATCAGTAGTTTACCTGTGGTATAATTAACAGCTGAGCCCCATTGGTCTAGTGGGTCTGTCAAGCTATCGTATATTTGTTGACCAAAGACAAAATTTCCAGGATTTGTTACTGAGTCAGTGGCACTGGGCAAGTAATCAAAAGTATATACTACACCACTTTCTACAATACCGTTAAAGAATGTAGTGCTACGGTCATCAAAATATGTAGTTCCGTTGTCAAAAATTACAGCTTCGTATAAATCACCACGTGGTGCACCAACAACCAATGTCAATGCTGTTGTATCAATGTTTAATGCGGCACCAAAGTTTGCACTGGCAGTAGGATTTGGACTGGTTATAGTCTGGGTATAGGCGTACGAGTTAAATCCAAGATCAGCAAATGCTGTACCAGTAATACCTGGCCACACTGTTAATCTATTATAGGCGTCGGCGGCCGCAACATTAACTATGCTGATAGTCAACAATCCATTAGACGCAGAGGCTGTAACATTGGGTATAGCCGCATCAATGATAGCTTGCGCCAAGCCTTCGACAGTATTGTCTGGACCGGCAGGAACTGCCACCGGCATATTATTGACACGTATAGTGTTGCCTGCGGTCAATGTAGGATTGCTATTAGTAGACGTTGTTGTTCCATAAACACGAGCCTGGTTAACATTTCGTTGCACCGAACCAGCTGCTACAAGAATTGTTCCGTCTACTGGGGCACCTGTATAGATACTACAATTGTTTGGGCAAACATCAACTGCGGTGCCAAATGCGGATTCGTCATACGGCGTATCAGGTACTATCTTTTGCACTTGAGTAAAGATATTGCTTTCAATTTCTAATATATCGCCTACATTCAACACCACATCTAATACTACATCGCCACCGGTTACTGCAAATTGCCCATTGATATATTGAGCACTATTGGTCAAGTATACATTATTTAAAACTACTGCCACAGGATCTTGGTAGCCCGCTGGTAATGTATAGGTGAGTTGTGAGGTATCGCTTATGATGTAACGTGTTACGCTGCGATCAAATACATACACGGCTCCACAATGTGCAACAGGTGCAGATGAGTCGTTGTTGGCACCAATGATAATTTGACGACCATCTGTTGTGGTATGAATGCTAGAGCCAAATCTTGCGCTTGCAGGACCTTCAATGGCCGCCATTGGTTGCCAATAAGTTCCAGATATTATTTTAATTGCACTGTCAAGATCTGGAGCGGTTGCAAATGTTATTGGGCTATTGCCCGAGGTAGAGAATGTATAATCAACATCTGGAACTTGTATCACGTCATTGACATACACAATAAAACTATAGATATTGTCAGCAGTGTATAGATACGGTCCTAGATCAAACACAGTTTCAACTCCGTCACCAACATAATCTTGTTGGACTTTACGAGTTACAAATAATTTTTCGTTAGCTGGCGGTATTCCTGCCAGGTTAATTACAGTGCCGCCTACAGTATAATCGACACCAATGGTCAACAGATTGTTGTTTAGCACCACTGCTAACTGTAATTCGTTGTCAAATTCAATTATACCACCCACATTATAAACTTGGTAAACACCCGGAGTAATAAATTCTGCTTGTTGACGTGGTATTGTGATACGACCATATGGATATACTTTGTTTTGACCCGGAGCCGACACATACATCCATTGCTCGTCCTGACTTATGGTTACACTATATCCAAATTCAGCATTGCTAAAATCACCATCAGGCGAAGTTAATAATTGACGTTCTTCAAATGCTGTGCTGCCTGTGGCTCGATATATTGCCACAGCATAACCTTGATTACCATTGCTTGCACTGGCACCGACTACTGCCCAGTTTTGGTATCCTATCTGCATAGCATTACCGAAGCCGAGTGTGTCAGCAGCGCTCAATGATAAGATAGAATTTTCAGAATAGTTGTCGTTGACATCTTTAACATAGGTATAGATGGCACCGGTAGCATCGTCGCCTCCTGTTGGGGCTCCTATCATAGCAATAATATTTTGATATCCTTGTGCGACAGAGCTGCCATAACCTGAATTAACTACCGGAACTTTTGGTGTTATTGCTCCAGCATCAGTAAAAGGGTCAGTCTTTTCTAAAACTTCCCAAAGTCCAGATCCGTTATTATCTACCCAAACTTTAGCACCCGGTACCAGTGCATCCGCATAAGGAAGCGTTATCACATCGCTGGCCTGACTTACACGCATGGTTTGCAGACTAAATCCTAGACCAGAACCAGTTACAGCATTTGTTATAGTTAATGCGATAGCTACTGACGTTAACCCTGGCAATGCCAGCACACGATATACACCATCAACTGTGGTGTCTAAGAATCTGATTATAACTATGTCACCTACCACCAATCCAGGTGGGCGTGTAAATGTTACGATTGTGGTACCATTGAGGTTCGGCGTAGCAGAACTTATATACCCAGGTACTTCGGTGCATCTATAAACATTCCAATCGTAGGCATTGCTTTTTGCTGCCCAGACTGTGGTCCCAATACCAATTGTGTTTAAAACGCCAGTGGCCAAGCCCAGTTGACCCTCAAGATCAAATACTGTTATATCTACATCTTGTAAATTTACATATCCTGCGCTGGGCAATGCAGAATCTGCCACTGGCATAACGGCAGTCGGAAAGATATCTGGACTGGTTACATTGTAGCTTTCTCTCCACAAGTCTGCATACAGTATAGTCTGATCAGCTATACTAGATTCTTGAGGAGCAATGATTTGCACCGTTCCTGGGTTTGCAGTCAACAATGCTTCGTTGAGTCGCATCTCAACAAACCGACGGTTGGCATTGGCACCATATATACCACGCTGGATTCCCCAGTTTTCGTATATCTGATACTGTGCAGTTTCTTTGTTAAGATTAGCATTGGTCAACAAACGCACACTGTTGAGCGTGCCTTTGTCCTGAATCAACTGTTGATACAAGTTGACTTGACTTATATCGCCTAGGTTCAAATCAACCATATACTGACGTGGCCTGAATCCAATCAAGCCAAAGGCAAACAAATCTTGTTCAAGTTGTAGATTGGCTTGATTGACATCGTAACTGTTGGCCAATTGGTTGGACAACAATGGAATATTTTGTAATAGGCCGCCTTGTATTTTGGTGTAATTGCTCTGCGACCAAAGAGATTGATTCCATTGGGCAGAAGGTTGCACAATGTCAAGGGCTTGCCAATAGTTATTTTTGTAAATAACAATTTCGCCTTTGGTGTATTTCTGCAAAGGTTGCCATTCTTTTACTGTTTGTGTATTGTTGTTTATAAATCCTTGTGCATCTAGCTGGCCGTTCCAGTCAGCAGCAACTGTTGCTATGACCGTGACACGACTTTGTCTTGCACCTGTGGCAGGATCATACAATAGATCACCAAACACACTGACATTGTCTAATATGACCAAGCTCTCGTAACTGGTTTGACGTAGCGCAATATAACTTATAGTTTGTTCATTTAAACTGTTTACTCTAAACGTGTTTTCATAACGATCTATCACCAACTGAGCTGTAGGAATTGTAGTTCTGTTTTGATCTAGAATTAAATTTTCTGGAGTTTGTGTAACAATCGAATCAACCACTGCTTCAGCGGTAACCAAGGTCAACTGTTGAGCTGTAGGATTTAAACTGATCACACTGCCGGTCATCCATCCTTGGTTAGCCCAATACAAGTATTCTTGAACCATTTGATTCCAGTCCAAGGTTTTACCGTTCTCTCTAGCATCAAACACTAGTCCTTGACTTTCTAATAAGGCTCCGTAGCTCAACAAGAAGTCAGCCACAACCGTTTGATTGGTAAACACATATCCATACGGCACCTGCACAATGTTTTGACTGTATGTAGTTGGCACCGTAACTCGAGTGCCACCAGCGGTAATAACCCGTGTTGGTCCTCCAGTACGACTGGCTAATATTTCAAAGTATGGGTTGGTTAAACTATACCCAGTAACTGACCAGCCGCCCGCAACCACTTGAACAATAACAGCACTGTATAAAGTCTGACTGAATGGTTGGTTCTTGTATACCAATAGATTGTAACTGTTGTCTGGTATCAATAGACTACTATTTGTGCTGTCAGGGCTGGCAGTTTCTGCGACAATCTCAAGATATTGTTTGTCTGTAAACGTGCCCATTCTGTAGCACAGTCTTACATCAAGCAAAGACAGATCTGCTGTTAGTTTGTCAGTGGAGTTTATGCCCAACTGACGGTTATAGTCAACAATCCAATCAATATAGCTGGCTTTACTGAGTCCGTTGCCGTATACCTCTACACCATTGGCATCTAGTCTATAACGTTGATTATATAAGAATTGTTCAAGATCTGCATCATACTTGTAAAGGTCTCTGTCAGCAAATAAACTAAAGAATTTAGCAGGGCGTGTAAGTGCCAACAATCGCATGACCGCAAACGGAAATGCAGAACTGGTGCGCCAGCTGTATTCAACCGGGCCTTCATCACCAAACACCCAGCTCTTTTGCCATTGACTTGAATCATATTGTCCTACTACACTGATAAACGGACTTAATAATTGGCCTTCACTGTCAACGGGAATTACTTGGGCCAAGCCCGGGCGAGCATATTTAGGTCTGTAGTATGTGCCTGCAGGATCTGCGACTTTTCCAGCAGCTAGGTCATCCCATAACACCAAGTTGCCCGAGGTATAAGGAGCAGGACCATACACTTCAGTCCACCAGGTAGGCTCTTGACTGAAGCCTAGCATTTCCCATGGTGTGGCCTGTGGAGTTGGTGTGTCGTAGAAATATTGATAGATGCCACGCCAGGCGCCAACCGGCATAGGCGATTCGCTACTAGTAGTTGACCCTGTGAGCTTGTTGCCTGCGGCACTGTAATTCCATGTAAATTGATTTGCGGAATTGTAAGTTTGTTCTGAATAGGTCAGCTTATTCCAGCCCAGCCAGTTTAAAAAGCTAGGTGCTAGTATTTGATTAATTTCAGCAAGACTATATCCAGTAGATCTAAACTGTCCAGGAGTGACATCAGTTATGGTCAATGGTATTTCAGATTTAATTTTTAAGTTGTTGAAAATTCTAGTTTCAAACTCCAACAGCAGTTGATCTCTAAAATCACCAAATGCCAATGTTAAACTTCCGTCGTGTCCCTGAATTACCCAGGCGGGATTAACATAAGTTGTATCATAATATATCTTGGGTTGGAACGCAGGATACAGTCCTAACTTGGTAGGAGTATTAGGAACGAATGTTCCATAGGTAGTGGCATATTCCTGAATAACAATCACATCGCCTGCTGACAGTGGCACGGTTATAGTCAATGTAGGAGTGTCGGTGCTGACAACATAGTCATAGCCAGACTGTAAAAGAACATCATTGACATAGACCAATACACTCTGATAATTTGAACTGGTAAAGTTGTAGGTGGTATTAAGATTAAATGTCGGTGTTGAAATCTGTGAATAAGTTGTAGTGGTTGTAGTATACACCGGATTAGCCGGCAACATATCTGTCCAATAGAACGGATTCGTTTGGGTGCGTCCAGCAACCAGCTGCGTAACAATAGCTGTCAACATTGCTGGAACTGTATAATTTGTATAATCCGTAGTCACAGCCGCATTTAGCAATTGTGCTTTATACTGTTCATATTCTCTACTGCTGTAGGCCAATGAATCAAAAATATTATATTGCTTTGACCTCATGAAATAACCAGCCAATGTCATTGGCGAACTATTTTGTATAATGTTGGTGCCGTAAGGTATGATATTACCTAGGTCTCGAGTATTATTATTTCCATTGATTGGGCCAACTAATCCCAACAAGTTTTCACAAATTGATTCGTAGTGTGTTCTTGCAGTGCCTACAGTAAAGTATGGACTATTAACATTGAGTGGATTATTTTCAAGGTTAATAGGAACTTGATAGAATGCCACTTTGCTCGATTGATCACTCAGCACAAGAACTTCGACAACGTCGCCGGCGGCAAATACTGTGCCATTGTTGTATTTTGCGTCTACCCAGGTTATTGTGGTACTGTTGTCTGTTGTCGCTACTGAATATTTGTAGGATTCTTGGAATTCACTGCTTACATATAATTGAATGCCCGGAACTGTAGTATCTGGCAAAGCGGCAACATCGAGTTGCAACGGGCGCCCATCATAGCTAAACTGAAACTGCTGTCTTGCGCGACTTGGAACCGCTGCTGTTTGCCATCCTAATTCACGCTTATAAGCAAGTCGATCCAGATATTCTCGAACAAAACCCAAACTGATATTTTTAGTATACCCTACACTATCTATAGTATAGTTAAAAGTGTCGGTATATAAGTTGTTGTCAAACACTATGTCGCCAATGTTTGATAGGCTTAGATACTTGATGGCAAATCCCAATACAGGATCTTTGCCGTTGCTAGACGGAGCATAGGAAAATAACTTAGATCCTCTAAAATTGCTACTGGGATACACAACAGGATCAGAAAAACTTACACCGTTGGCGTCATATATATTGAACAGAGGTGCTTGGTTAGTTGAAGTTTTTTGCTGAGCGGCGATCCAACTAACTCCGTTGAACCAAAAACTTTTACCTTGTAATGTAAGTCCACTGAGACATACTACACTATTATCAACTACTATGTTACCATTGGTGGCTGGTACCAAATTGATCACTGGTTCGGCCAGCAACGGAGGCACAGTGTCAGGTGTGATAAATTCCACTACATATATTTTATCACGCACATCCGGATCGTCATCTACTGCAAATATAATACGACTACCGTTTATTAAATTGTAGCCATCAACACCATACCCAGTGGCTCCGTTGACTGTGCTGAGCGCATCTGTATTTGAAAAGTCAATAATATCTACTGGTTGTTTGCTTTTTGTACCAAAATCAAATAATCGAGTTCCACTTCGAAATTCTAGTATAGGACGGCGGGCTCGTAAAGCATTATCTACAACCAGCACACTGTTATTGTATGCAGCTGATTGTTCAATTACACTAATATGGAACCAACGGTTGCTTCTGGTCCACGGGTTTAAATCTGGGCTTGCACGATTGATTGTCAAATAGTCTGGCACTGCTGGTTGATTTAAACTGGCATCATAGTTGCCAAAATCATAAAGAGTGCTGTCGTATGGTACAGAGCTACTTTGTGTGTAGGTCTCGGGCGTTACAAAGTCTGTAACCAACAACAACTGTATGGCTGTGCCTACACCTTCAACATAATAACTATTTCCTTGGTAACTGGCCGGAACAACAGATCCAATGAATTGAACTTTAAGACCATTGGTAAAAATCACCCCATTGGGACTGGTGTAATTTTTCTTGCCAAGTATATCTAAAATATCTAATGCATCAGCGGCACTTTGATTGATGAGATTTATTTCACCAAAGATACCAGGATCAATACCATCCTGATAATATAGTCTATTTCTTGTTGCGGCCAACAATGGAATTTGTTGGAAAGCGCCAAGTTCATCTTTATACCAACTGGTATTGGAATATACTGTGCCAAATTGTATGTTAAATTTATACAAGTCCGGTATGTCGTATACACTGGTCAAACGCATATACTGGCCGCCACCTTCGGCGGTTATGTATTGTATTTGCCAAACACTACGCTGAATTGCTACATCCGCAATTGGTGTGGTTTGATCAAAGTCCAAGCTGTCAAACGAACCTGGTCCTGCCAACACAGGATCTTCAGGCGGTGCTGTTCTAACCAATGGGTCAAACTGTGATTTGATTAGCCAGCCGCCGGCTGAAGGATCAGGATCAGGTTCTGTGAATACAATCGTGCGGCCTTCCAAGTTTGTAATACCGTCAATTCCGGTAGGATTTTCAGCTAAGAACTGATCAACAAACACATTATTAAGTTGATCAAATTGCAAATTAGTTATGAGACCTACTTGACCGCCGTTGGTGTCAATGTAAGGAAGATCATAATAAAAATCTTGGGCGTTACTGAAAGGGACATCAAAAGTTATTGTGCCAAGATCAATACCGTTGTTGGTTACTCCATTGACTGGTCCAAGACGGCTACTGATATTTGGAGTGCTGGGTATGCGACCGTTTACTCCAGGGTCTGTTTGAATCCAGAAATCAGGACCTGTACCAGGAGTAGCGTCTACAATAGTAAACACGCCTTGCATGTTCATCTGTGTAGAATTATTGTAGTATAGGGTATCCGGAGCATTTTGCGGCACTGTAAAAGTAATTGTTCCTGTGGCAGCACCATTGTTGATAACACCTTCGGTGAACAAATTGTTAATGCCCAGTGTTTGTTGTGTCTTGATATAAAACGGCAATGCTGGCGTAGATACCAGTGTAAATGTGTAGGTGTTCCCACGCACCAAGGTCAAGGTAGGATTGATGTCGTAATCAATTACCCAGGCACTGGTGCCTTGGTTTGAAACACGGAAATTGACACTACTTGTTTCATTTTGTGCCACTTGGAAAGTATAACTTCCACCACGAACCAATGTCAGTGTAGGATTCTCACCAGATACACCTGTGAATGTATAAGCACCGTTGTCTCTAGTAACTACAAAATTGTCAGTAAGCGGCACGGCTCCAGTAAACACATCAACTGCATTTGGGCCACCTGGTAACCAGTAATACTGTGCATAATTGACATACTTGTCAAAATCTACAAAAGGATCCCAAGCATAATATTCGCTGGTATAAAGTTGATCAGCATTTTGAGTAACAGCGCCTTGCAGATTCAACGCATCAGTTATGCCAGGATATGTTATAGCATCAACTACCTTCTTACTGTTGGTTGGATCGATCTGAACTACGCCTGGCTCGAGTTGATAATTGGTTCGAGTTGCTGTGGGTTCTGTGACATAATAATCTCCCGGAATGACTCCAGGACCAACACGGCGTCCTACAAATCCTTGTATTTGTTTCAGCTGAGGTTCTTGGATCAACTGATCCAGTGTGGCGGCTAATACTTGTCTATTGGTAGAGGTCTGAAAGATTTCTGGTAAGAAATCTACCGATCTAGTGCGGGCCATTAAATTACTCCACTGCCAGGAGCAGTTCGTATATTCGTACTAGTTAATGCAGTAATTACTTCGACGTTTTGCACAGTGGCTCCATTTACAAATATCTGATTGGGGGCGCAACGAATTTCATATAAACTTCCAAAATACTTATCCTGATTAAGCGGCACCAAAACTACACTACTGACAATGCCGGACAACTTGTCATGCAAGAAACCCGACAGTTCTGAGAAGTAAAATGTGTCACCAAAGTCCCACAGATCTAAACTAAAATATTGATTGAGATATTGAACTACCAAGTTCTGAATTTCACTAGTGCTGGCCACACTTTGTGCGGCACGGATCACTTTGATTGTTGCTTGAAGTTCGGGCAAGGCCTTGGCTCCAAACAATGGTTGGAATTGCACACTGTTCAAGATCATTGTGTCAGACAGCATTTTATAATTGTTTAATCCAGCATAGGCTGTATTTAAAAAATCAAGAGTTGGTGGTTGCGGCTCAGTCACTGTTCCTGTGGTATCTTGTATGTAATTTGTATAAGCAATATAATATTCGTTGGTTACAACATACACATCAATGATATTGGTAGTACCAGGATCAATTCTGTTGGTCAACGGACTATTGTGTCTGTATTGGAAAAACAAGTTCTGGCGGCCAGTTTGAGCAATGTATTCATCGGTTGCTGCTAACGAACGGACGCCTGTTGCGACATCTGCTACCAATATATAAAATACTTGATCGGTGTAGGTATAGAACACTTGTCCAGGCGTATATTCAGCCATGACTACTAACACATCATTTTCTGTGGCATACTGGCTGTTGACTATTCCTGAATCAATCAACACATATCTTTGCAAATTATCAAAATCCACAATGCGTTTTAAAAATACCCATGGGCTACCGGCTGATGCAGGATTGGGTACAGGTCCAATGATCTCAGAGAAGAAGTCTGGATTATCAGGAACACCATCATTGTTTCTGTCAGAGAACGAGACCAACACTTGATAATCATCGACTAGGCCGTCAATTTGTATAGGTTGTCCTACTATTTTGGTTATAATGTCTGACCCTAGTGGTGCTGCCGAGGTAGGCTGACTATTGGTTTTTAACACATTTATAAAGTCGCTAATAGTTGTGCCAGTTCTGCTGTCATATACCAACTGGTCACCACTGAAGAAGAACCTAGTCTGAACCACACTTCCAAAATAATAATCAAGCGCACGGAAACTAACAGTATAAAATCCGCTGTTGAACACAAATTCAACAAACCAACTTGCGTCTAATCCTGCACCAGATGTATTGCCGGCATAGGCCTGGCTCCAAGCAGCATCAACGTTTAAATTTGTTGTGGTTATTAGGTACCATGTACCAGCAGTGCCAGTAATGTTTCCTAAACTATCATAACCTAAACCAAAATTTCTTTTCAGCGCAATTTGTTCGGCCATACTGGTCTGCAGGCTAGTTGGCAATTCTTTAACAAAAATAGGTATAACCTGGACAGCTATTGCATCTGTGGGCACATACTGGTTTAATACAACAGGACCTAGACCGCTAGGAAGATTACCTTGGCCTTGATTTGTTCCATCAAGATATATTTCTAAAGGACTGGCCCAAATGATAAGTTTTTCATCAGCTAATGTTGGCGAACCAACTTGTAACCGATTGTTGGCATCAAAATAATAACCAGCAGGTGCAGCAAATTTTACAAGGCTGCCCACAGTGATAAATTGAGCGTTGGACGACGAAGTGCCGTTAATTGGCACAGGGTTTCCTAGGCTGTTTACAAAATATCCAGTGGCACTGCCAGCTTGGCTGGTGCTGAGGTGCCAACTCATAGACAAACTAGTCAATGGCGCACGGGGAAATTGTGCATAATAAAATTGTTGTGCTTGACTTTTGGCTAGTAACGGTTGAACTTCGTTTAAAATAACACTGTTGGTTTCGTTAGTAGTTTGTGTAATGAACTGAAAAGTGGGCAAACTATAGTTTTGATACAAAGCGCCGTCGCTACTGAAGGTGTTGGTACTGGAATATTTTCCAGTGTTGTCTACCAAATCAAGATAGCGACTCACGCCAATGCTGGAACGATTTAGTGCTTTGCTTTTTAAAATTGAGTTGTAGGCTGTGTGTGGGAAGTTGTTGTAATCTTCACCATTGACCATGCGATTCTGTGTATAGTATCTTGCAGGAGCATTGTTTTTAATTTGTGCAAGAGTCTCGCGTGGTTGTGCGTTTGATACTGGTGTTGTAATACCGCAAGTAAATGTCAAAGTTTGCAATTGTCCAGTACGACTCACATAGCTGATGGGTATGGCAATGCTTTGCATTTCTTGTGGATTGATAATATATTGCAATCCATTTGATGCACGAACATAGTTACGGAAAGTTCCTACTGGAATATCACTGAACACTCCATCACCAAAGGTCAATGTTATCTGGTCATTGGTTCTACTGGTCACACTGAACAAGGGGCGACTACCTGGAGCAGTTTGTTCTGCAGCTGCTCCATACACACTGGGGACATAGGTCCATTCTTTGGTAATACTACCAACATTGTCTAATTGATATAACCAAACATCAGTGTTGTTGACACCTTCGATGTTGATATCCACCGTGCGATTGCTCACACGGTCAGCCAAATTAAAATCTTGATTTTGTAGTGTGCCTTGTTTGAACAAGAAAAAATATCCAGTATTGGCGGCGGCAAATCCTAGCTGGTCATTGCGGAATAGAATATTAAATCTTCCGCTGGGCTTTGGACTAGGCTCATAAACATAATTTTGTCCAACAATTGTAGAAGTAACTGCTTCAAATGGCATATTAATGCCATCCACTGTGGCAGTGTACGGTACCACGGGCAAGTAGCCTGGCACAAGATTAATACTGTATTCAGCTGTGTCGACTCCAAGAATTGTTGCTCTTGCTCCAGGAACGCCTACTCGTTGTGCATCAATTAGGGCAGCATTTATAATTGCTGTGAACTGTTCTTGCCACGAAAAGTTTGTAGGGTCAGCCCAGTTAACTGTTACATTGGCTAGGTCAATTCCGTTGACGTCAGTTACATCTTCTGTGGTTGATACTGAAAATACTTTGAGATAACCACTTGCTTCTATATTGCGTTTGGGAGTATAGCTGACCAAGTTGGCCAAGCGAACCACACTGTCTCTACGTTCAGCCGAATCAATATAATTTTCGCGTGTGTTTAAATCAGTGCGGAATGCTAAACTTTGACCCATAAAGGCCATAACGTCCAGCAAGGCAATAAATTCTGAACTTTCAATGTAGTCATTGAATGTTTCTGGATAATACAAACGTAAGTAATCTACAAAACTCTTGCGTAAGGTTTCAAAATCATAGCTTTGAAAGTCAGCCTCTTGGTACGTTTGATAGATTCTTTTCCAATCTTCAACGCCAAAAATTACTGTTTGTCTTGTAGTAGATGCCATAATGATCCTGTGTTCTTGTATTTATGGAAATCAAAAACGGCGCAGTTAAACGTAACTAGCTCGGCGTTGTTGCTGATTAAAAAATATGCTCAATTGTTGTGCAGTAGTGTTGGGAACTATGGCCAGTTGTACCTGTATTAATATTCCGTTTTCCTGTGGGAAAACCTGTGTGTCCGCTATTTGTATGCGTGGATCATATCCAGCAACACGTTGAATTTCATTTTCTATTGCAGTAACTAGTGCAGGTGATTGGTTTTCAAATAGATTTTCCCACAATGTAGTGCCAAATTGTGGGCGGCCTGGCAGTTGTCCTTGTCTAATGTTTAATCCGTTTAACAAGTCACGTTTGACCAAGTCTTCATCTAATAATGTAAACTTTTTATATTGATCTTGAGTGTTAAATCCAATAAATGTCGGCATAGTTTAGTATTTAACCTTGTCTTGATCCGCGTGAAAAGCGGAAAGTGCCATCATCGTTGTTGTTCGGCAATACAGTTATGTTTATATTTCCAACATTGGCTATTAACTCAGCTGCAGCAACTGATGCAACAATATCGGCTTCTATAGCCGCAATATTAGCATATTCTAATGTAGGTATTTTAGGATTGTCAATGGTATCTGCAACCGCTTGGTCAATTTGTGTTCTAACTACTGTGTTGTCGGAACTTGGAGCAGTTGGAGCCAACAGTAATTCATCACCGTAGGTAGCAACAAAATCCATGGCATAAATTCCTTGTCTGGCGGCAATTTCTATCGCCGCAGACAAATCAGAACTTGCTGTTCCTTGTAAGTAATCAACAACCGCATCAACTCCATATCTTACCGCAGGTTGCAAGAAAGCGGCAATATATCTAGCCGGTTCGTCGCCGACGATTACTTCATAGTTAAGTAACCCTTGATATGCTCCATCATACAGTGCCGTTTGAACTTGTTCTTGCAAGATAGGAGCGTCTAGATAGTCGGTTAAACTATTGATACTGTATGCTCCGGTCCACGCAGCCGGAGAGTTCAATACAATAAGAGTCAAAGTAGGATCAGTTATAAGATCTAATGCCGCAGGTTTTATTAGTCCAACCAAAACCAAATTAGCCGGAGTTTGCCCGTAGAGACCTATTCCTCTAGTGGCGATGTCGGTGCCGGCATACACCGCTTCACCATTGGTGGCAATGTACCAGTCTGGTAATAATTCTCCAGTGGCATCAACTGACGTATAAGCGGCGGCGGCACGTGCCTGGGCTATGAGTGCTGTAACTTGTCCTGTGTTTAAAATAGTGGTCATACTGTTGTTGGTACCGTTTGAGTTGATGGTTTTGTTCCAAGGAATTCAGCTTTGTTAACTGGAGATACCACTGGTCTTGCAGCCATTCTATTAAACGCTACTTTGGCCAATTCAGTATTACTTCCTATCCGCGGAACCGTTACACTGCTAGTAGACGTAGCCGAGGCAACGGCATTGGCCGATGTATCATTTAAGTTGGTAGTGACATCAACTCCACTGTTGTGTCCTTTGAACGGTTCGTGGGTAGGAGCTCTGGTAACAATAGTTGGTAATACTCCGGGCTCAGACACCCAACCTTTATTGGCTACCCATCGCGTGTCGGGCAGTTTGAATCCGCTCATGCTGGCCACTGGACTGACTGCCGCGGCAGATCCGCCATTTAAGTTAATAACTGATGCCTTGAGATTTAAACTTGATCCAGCATTCCAACTGCCAGATTTACTTTGTAATGACAATGCGCCGTCACTTCTAATTCCAACTCGAGTTTGCCCATACATAGATATTGCCTGGGCGGTACTTATGGTAATACCTGCGACTCCTTCTAACTTGAGCTGAGTGTTGGCTTTAGCTTTGATACTTCCGCCGGCATACATGTTGATGTCTTTGTCGGCATGCAAGTTTAAGGTGCCTTGTGTTCTGACATTGACCGAATTGGTGCTGTAAAGATCTATAGTTCCGTTTTGTCCTAGTTCGATCCAGCTTTGTCCATTGGCATGACAAATATAAAAACAATTGCCGTCGTCGCTCATGGTTATCTGATGGCCTTTGGCTGTGCGTATACGCACTAAGGTATCTTTGCCACCTAGGTCACCATCGTCCATGACCAAGGTGTGGCCACCCATACGACCAATCACTACTATGTCTTGTGGTTTAACTGCGCCTGTTTCTAACTGTTTCTTGATAGTTTCTGGTTTTAATCCGCCCTGATATATGGGCTTTCCTGGAGTGCTGATTCCATATACCGAACTAGGACTTTCTCGTTGACTACTGCTTTTGATAGGTCCACGAACAGTATCAGTGATTAATCCTTGTTGTAGAAATGTGCCAGCAATGACACTTTGCACTGGTTTCTGTTGATCATAAAACTTGGGATTCTGATTAATGCCGACGTTCAGTTCGTTAATTTCTGTTACTGGCAACTGTGTAGCATCACCAAATAGCCCCGACGCTTTGGCTGTGCTTGATAGTGCATATTCTTTTGTGTCTACTGCACCAATTGCTGGAATCATACGATTGATTCCGTTTACTGGCACACACCCTACATAGAAACCTTTAGTAGGATCGCCACCTACAAAGAAACACAATACTTGAACTCCAATGTCCGGCGGTGTAAACCACATGCCATAGCTGTTGCTATTGCCAGGATATGTGCCGGCTCCTGCACTGGTTCCTAACGGTGCTGTTGCTCCGTAAAAAGGCGGACAATAACTCACTGTGCGCCACAAACTAGGATCACCTAGATTAGGTGTGCCGTCTTTATTGGTAGCACCAAATTGATCAATATACACTTGTAGTCGTCCACTACGGGTAGTATCTACATTGTTGACCACTGTGCCAATAAACGGACCCATTTCCGCAGGCATGCCACCACGATCAAATTTGTAGTTCTCTGGGCGACCTCGACTTCTTTGCGTATTCTCTGACATGCTTTATCCGAAAAAATCATTTAAATCTGCTGGTGTGCTCTGTGGAGCATCCAACAGACGTGGTGTTTCATTGTTTCCGGCAGACAGATATTCACTGGTTGATGCCGAATCACCTGAATCATCTGTGCCTGCCATAGTCTGATTACTTACCGGGTTTACAACCGGTGGCCTTTCAATGTCTGCAATTTGTGGTATACCCAGTCTGGCACGAATATAAGGATCAGTAGGGTCGGCATTACCTAAAGCCGCTCGTTGTTCAGCGGTCAATCCATAATATGGATCTACTACAGCGGCTGCTCCTGCGGTATTCACTGTGTTGTTTAATTTTGATGGCGAGGTTATTGAGCTGTTTAATATACCTATTACTTGATTACTGCTAGTAGGTAGCCCTGGAAGAACTGATGGCCTTGTTGACTGGCCGCCTAATACGTTTTGTGCCAAGAAATTTACAGCAGCGTTTGTTGCCGCGCCAACTGCGCCATTGACCGTGGTTGGTATCCAAGCTGGCATTGCAAATCCGCCAATGGCTGCAGTTGCAGAAGCACCGACTCTACCAGAACTCAAAGCAGTAATGGCCTGTTGTTGAAGAAATTCTGTAGCAGCTGCAGCTGCGGCATTGTCTGCTGTGGTTTTTTCTAGCAGTATACTGCCTTTGATTTCTTGTGTAAATTTACCTTTGGCAAACGTGCTATAACATTCTTTGGCAATAAATGTTCTATTAATTGCGGCTGGTCCGCCGGCGCGACCAGTCAGTGCAGTAGCATCAGTGCCGGCACCAGACGTTGAAGAAACTGCTTGGCCAGTGATTGTTTGTAATCCAGTATTGAGATTATAGTCATCAGCTGAGTTGAATGCAATACGATACAAAATTTGTCCAGCATCAAAATTTATTGTGCCATCAGCTAAAAAAGAACTAAAATAATCAGAACTACCAATTGGGCGTCCAACAAATGCTTCCCCTTGTTGTAACCAGGACGGATCACCTACAATGGTTATTGAGCTTTCTTTAAAGTCTGCTGGATTAAACAATTGTTCAGCAGCATTGGCCACAGGTTCATTGGTTTTGCCATCGGCACCTTGACTGCTTTCTGTGCTTCGTGTTTGATGACTTTGTTGAATTTGATCCTCAGGCGCCTTGCCTGACCCTGCACCTGCTTTGTTAAAATTGATGCCAGTCAAGGTTAGGTAATATAGATTATTCAAGGTTTCTTCGTAATTTAATACCGAAGTGTTTTTACCAGTAAACCAATAGTTGTATTCTTTTTGCACTCCTGTAAAAGTTGGTTTAGGAAAGTATTGACTGTTGAGTTGTGCAATGCGGTATGGACTGATGATGTATTTGATATTATAAGCAAAGTCATTTCGCTTGGGGTCGTACTTGTCAAATTGCGGTGTGGCCTGAAGATTGATTTTGAACCAAGCTACATTTTTTGCGGCTGTTCCATTGCTTAATAGTTGTCCAGTTTTTTGATCATAGGTAACCAACTGTTGGTCTTCAAGATAAGAACTATTACGAACAATTTGATCCAGCAGTTGCACAATCTGCATACCAGCTGTTGCGCCCTGCGTCCGACTGTTGGTGTCTACACTCTGTTTACTACCTAACTTTTGATCAGCAGCTGTTGTGCCAACAGCGTTACTAGTTTTACTTCGATCAATGTTCCCTGGTTTTTTTACCTTGGCATTTTTTAATGCTGCAGTGGCAAACTCCACAGAATAAACATCTGGATAGGTGTATGGAAAGTCAGCGCCAGGACCCGATAACTCACGTTGATAATTGTTTAGTGCAGTTATTAGTCCTTGACGAATAGTTCCTCTTGAAATTACAGCAGCATTGGCTGGAGCTGGAGGATTACTTGATCCTTCTCGATCTCGTTCTTCATCTTGACGATTTGGATTGTTTGCAACATCTAAACCGCCATTTATTAAATCATTCACAGATTGGCCGTTAAGTTCAATATTGTAAGGAATAGATCCACGTTTAGAACCCACGTTGATGTTGTAATGCACTCCAACGGCCTTGACATCATATTCGACCAATTTGCTACCTACTTTAAATTTAATGTCTTTGATCTGGATTGGGAAAAATTTTTCTACAAACGCATTGGCATCTGTATTTGTGTTGGCACTGTTGAGGTTGCCTGGTGCACCTCTGACCAAGTTGCCATTTTGATCGTAGCCATAAAATCGTATGACCATTAGATATACAATACTGGACAAACTTTTTTTAGTTGCTACATCTGGATAAAATTGTTGCGCCGCTTTGGTCAAGTTAGGAATAAGAGTGATACCAGTGGGCTCGGTTATGGTAAAGTCTATATCAACCACATTGTGGCCTGATCCTGTTCCTTTGCCCATTATTTTAGATTGCAGTTTAACTGTTTCAATGTAATAATCGTTTCCAAAATAGGGTGTTCGACTTCCTGTAGGAATGCCTGCACTTTGCATTAACAGCGCACAACCGGTTAGATTTTTTCTCCCAGTGGCGACCATAGTTGTATAGGCTTCTTTAGTAGTGAGATAAAGAGAAACACCATAGGTGTAACTGGCGTATTGATCCAACACATTTGGCAAGGGTGTTATTGGTGAATTACTGAAAATTGTATTGATTTCTTGTTGTGTTGCATTTGGAGTTCGTGCTTGGCCAGAATCTTCTCCTGAGGCACCGGCACCTATTTGTGTGTTGGCCGGAGGAGCCGCCAAGTCAGGGGATGAAATTACACCGTTGCCACGTAAACCTGATCCACTGCCAGCAAATTGTTGTGCGGCAGCCAATTGTGCTTGTGTTAATCTACCGGGACCGCCAGTGGCCTGTGTTTGACTAAGAGGTCTAACTGGTGCATCCAGTCCTTGATTTACATTAGGAACACCTGTGGCAGAATCACCTGGTGGCGTAGCATTGGTACCAGATGTAGTGTCTGGCACTGTGGCTATGCGACCGTCGGGTCGCAGGACTTGTTGTGGGTTATCTGGCGACTGTGGTAACGATCCTGTGGCCGTAGCCAACTGGTCTTCCCTGACCAAGTTTCCTGAGCTGGCTGTAGACAGTGCGCCTGTGGTAATGGCATTGGCAATAAATTGTTGACCGCCTTGTGCCACAAATTGAGCATAGGCCTGTGCTTCTAATGTTCCAGGAGCAGCCCCAGAATATGTGTCATTGCCCAGTTGAATGCTCAACTGGATCGCCGTCATTTGTTTTAAAGACAAAGGTTGCCCTGGTACATAAAGTTCACCGCCAATCAAAAGTTGTGTGGCCATGTTAGAATCCCAATGTATCGCGCAGTGTGTTTATGGTAGGAAGATAAATGGTAGTTCCTGCTTTGAAATCCAAAGGCGGCGCTTGTAGCGTGTTGGGATTGCGTTGATAAAATACCCACCACAAGGTTGGTGTTTGATACAAGTCAAGTGCCAATAGATCTGGCCTATATTGATAGGTTAAATTTATCACCATCTGCTGATCGTCTGGCAGTTTTGGTATAGGCCTGTTGACCATTGGGTTAAGATAGAACTGTGTGTAGCCCGTGGTAAAATAAGGACTGGTTGAGTCGTATGTGTTGGCCATTACCAGAATCCTCCTTTAAGCAAGTTACCATTGGCAAAACCTCTGAGACTAAATTGTTGACTGACTTGACTGCGTGTCTGCACTGGCAATAACACCAGGCTCATTTCCATCTTGGTAGGAACATAGGTAGGGTTGCCGGCGGCCAAGCTGCCTTGTGGTGCAAACGGTGCTGTTACAGCACCTGGAAAAATCTTCTGCCCAAGACTGGAGAGCCGTTGAATCGTACTGCTTATTGGATTCCCTAAAGTTGTTTGTCTAGTGCGAGCGGCCAATTGGTTACCACCATTGACCACAGTGCTTTGGGCACGAATATAGTTGACGTCTGCGGGCAAGTTGTAGTTGAACTGTGACACCAAGCAAGGATGTCGATTAAACTGAAAGTCTCCTAGACCACTTAAAAATACCAGTGGTGGAGGTGTTCCGCGTTGTGCATCTTGTCCATAGAACATTTTGGTAACTGACCTGAAAAAATGTATGCAGGCCAGCATATAATTGGCCTCTACAGTATCTTGAGCTGTGAATGTGGCTTTGATGTTGATGCCATCTATATAACTGTTCTGATAAAAATAACCACGATAGTTACTGTGTGTAAGGTCATACTGAGAATAATTTGCCCGGTATGCTGTGTCTATTGTTGGTGTGTATGGAAATATTACTCCGTCGGTATCTCGTAGAGGCCAAAGCAATGGCCCGCAATCAGGTGCGTTATACAAATAGTCAGATGCGTTTGCTAACTGCAATCTTACACGCCAATCACCAGTGGCCGCATTTGTATTGCTTTGGACTCGGGCTGTTTGTTGATTCTGCGCTTGTCTCAATAGTCCTTGAGCTCTTGCGGCGGCATCAGCAATTGCAGTTGTGACTGCTGTGCCACCCGGAATTAAGCTCGCAGCTGCGGCAAGAGCTTCTGCGGTCGATAAAGGCGGTGTGGCCAAACTAGGATCGTTGACTGTGCCCGGAGTGTTGGTTTTTATTATTTGAGTAACATTTGAAGTTGGAGAATCACCAGCATCAACAAATGTTTGATCCTGTGCTTGTAGTATGGCCTGTTGCTGAGTTAATCCAGTGGCTACAATTTGCCCAGTTTGTTCATTCTTTACATAGTAAGTGCCATTTTCTGGATCTTGTCCAGTGGTGTAACCAACATTGCCAGCTGACCTGTCTACCTGACCGGCTGGAACATTGGTTGTTCTCTGTGACGATGCTATTGCGCTAGGATCATTGTTGGGATTAGCTGGGCCTGTACCAGTAGGAATCAATGAACCATTGGCGTCGACTGGTTGTCCGTCGCCATTGACAAATCCACCAAAGCCATCATCATAGATATTACCTACACTTTCACCGTCGGCCTTTGTTGTGCTTGGCGCAGCCGATGCAGTGGTTGTGGCCGGAGCCGGTGGTCCTACAAAGCCTGGATTACTAGGATCAGTAACTGGACCTGCTTTGACTGAGTTGACCGCAGCATTGAGACTACGAGTGGCATAGGGTTGCAAGGCTGGCGGAACATTTTGTGCAATTACTTGTTTTGCTGTTTGACCCACAAATTGTTTAGCATACCCTTCTACCGTTTTACTGATTTTCTCCGGAGTGATTTGAGCCAGTTGTTTTTTTATAGCATCTTGAGCTGAAGTTAATGCGTCGCTGGCTTTGGCCTGCAGCTGCTCAAGAGTGCTGGGCGGTGTAAAAGCTCCTTGCTCAGGAACTCCGTAGCCTTCTATTTCAGTAGCCCCAGGATTGAGTGCAGTGGCGCCTGTTTCATTGACACCATATCCTTCAATTGCGGTTGGGTCATTGACAATTGATGCCGGATTAGTAGCATCAACAAAGTTGGAATCGCCGGCAAAATCGCCCACCTGATCCCATTGTCCAAATGAGTCACCTACATTGGATGTCAAATTCTCCGCGCCATAATCCAAGGCATCAGGACTTACCTCGACCACCGAATCAACCGGAACGGCATCTACATTCTCGACTATGTCTGCAAAATCTTCAATACCCATTTATTGAATCCTTAATATGTTTCACTTAAAACTGCGGTATCAGTTTCGTCAGTTGGATTAGCATGAACGCAATACCAAACCGAATCCTCTAATGTGTATATTTGATAACGAATCATAGCATCAATCTTCACATGCATTGGTGCTGATATTTTAGTTTTTTCTTGCCCGTTGTCTATTATAACCGAGCCTTCAGCAAGAATACTGATGTGATTGTCTGGAAAACGTTTGGTGTATAACTTTAATCCTTTGGGCACCATAAACAATTTTATATACACACCATCACTTAATACATGATTGATTTTGGCTACATCTAAAAGTTTCATGCGCTTAGGCCGTGTTACAACCGGCGTGTCGGCAACAACTGGGTCTGTATCTAATGGCATTTGTGTATCAGTATTCAGCATCTTGTATTTACCCAAAACAAAATAGGCGTAGTTTATAAAAAGGTTGACAACTGTGGTTTTTGTGCTACAATAAATATATTATTAGGAGACCCATCTGTGGCCACATCACTGCTTCCAAGAACCCCGGCAAAAACCAACTATCTCAACAACAGAGATATCTTAAAACAAATACACCTTAGCAAAAACACATACTGTTCGTATACAGATCCTGTTGCAGATCATCAATATGATATTATTTTACCCAGCTTGGCCAAGATCAATCAACGCACAGTGGCCGAAGCCAGACGCAATCGTGCAGACCGTTTAAAGCGTGAAGGTACGATCATTGACCCAAAAAAGATACCCAACACTGACTTGGTATTCCGTATTACCTGTTGGGAGCATATACCCATGGCACCCAAAAAAGTGTCTAAAAATGCTACAAAAAAGAAAAAAATTGAAGATATATTTGATTTAGACTTGCCAGAAGAAGATGATCCATTGGCCGAATTGATTGATATTCCTGTGTTAGATCCCAAACATGTCAGATTAAACTTTCCTCCTTTTTATCACTACAGAATAGATGAAAACAAACAGCCGTACCAAGTGGGCAAGAGTCACTGGATCGGCGATTTTGACAATGGAGAGTTCAGCAAGGACCACGGACAAGTCACACGCACCTTGGCTACTATGTATATGAAATTATGCGAGCGTTATGCCACACGATCAAACTGGAGAGGATACACTTACAATGAAGAAATGCGCGGACAAGCCCTGTTACAACTCAGTCAAATTGGACTGCAATTTGATGAATCAAAATCGCAGAACCCTTTTGCGTATTATACTGCCGCTATCACTAATAGCTTTACTCGTATCTTGAATCTTGAAAAGAAGAATCAAAACATTCGAGATGACATGTTGGAACAGGCTGGCCTTAATCCAAGTTGGACACGCCAGAATGCTGGCAAGAAAAATCAAAATTTAAGTTCTGCGGTTACCAATATTGACGTTGCCGAATACAACAATACAAATTAATGGATAAAAAATCTGTATACTGCACCGCTCCGTGGAACGGGTTGAATATCCGTGAAAATGGAAAAGTCCTCACGTGTTGTGTTGGCCGTAAAGTTTTAGTAGATTTAAAAATTGACGACGTCAACAACATTGAACAATCAACAGTGCTACAGGAAATTCGTAATACAATGTTAACTGGCAAGCCGGACGTTGAAAATTGTAGCAACTGCATTAAACAAGAAAAAAATGATGGGTTTTCTACATTACGAAATCATTTTAATAAATTTTATCCAGATTTTGACTCCAACTGTATTATTCCAAAATATTTAGATCTGCGCTGGAATAATACTTGCAACCTTGCTTGTATGTATTGTGGGCCACATTTTAGTAATACGTGGAATACTAAATTAAAACAAAATAGTAGTGCATGGAATAATAATTTAAAACAAAACAATTTAAAACCAGTTAACCCGTATCAAGACGAATTATTAAGTTGGGTGTTAGATCGTGCATCACATGTAAAAGAAATTGCGTTAGTTGGTGGTGAACCATTATTAATGAAACAAAATTACGAATTATTGAAGTTGTTACCACTAGATTGCCAAATCAGTATTATTACTAATTTAAGTTATGATTTAAAAAATTTACCTTGTTTACCAGATTTATTAAAACGACCAGCAGACAATATTAAGTGGACCATAAGTGCAGAAAATACACACCAACAATTTGAATATGTTCGACAAGGTGCTAACTGGGCCCAATTTGAAGATAATATTAAATTTTTACGACAACATTGGGAAAATAGCATTACCCTTAATATGGTCTATAGTATTTTTAATGCTTTTGAGCTATTAGAAATTGTAAAGACCTACAAATTTCTAGGGATACAAAAATTTAATTTATTACCAGTGGACGCAAACGATTCGATAAATGTTTCTTTTATGCCTACCCCTATTAGGCTATTAGCTAAGAAAATATTAGATCAAATTATTGAATTTCATGTCAATTCGTTACATCCAGAAGACAAAGATTTATATCCTATATTAGGATTTGAACAAATAATGATACATTTAGAACAAGGCAGTGGACAAACAATCGGTTTAGAAGATTTTCAAAAACAAATTAACTGGTATGATCAATGGAGTAGTATTCCTTTTAAAGATCTTTGGCCTGATGTAACTGCAATAACCAAGCAATATCTTATCTGACCAGTTTGCTTGTTTTTATTCAATTTATCGCGTATACTGTAATCTATGACAAATCTATTTAAAAAAGTAGCTGTTTGCACTGACATACATTTTGGGTTAAAATCAAACAGCCAACAGCACAATCAAGACTGTAGTGATTTTATTGATTGGTTTATTGAAACCGCCAAGGCAAACGGTTGCGAAACCGGCATGTTCTTGGGTGATTGGAGCCATCAACGTGCGGCCATTAACATGCAGACTTTACAATATAGCCTGCGTAGTTTAGAAAAACTATCCAAGGCCTTTGATCGTTTTTATTTTATTCCAGGCAACCACGATTTGTATTACCGCGATAAAAGAGATATCTATTCAACCGAATGGGCCAAGCACATTCCTAACATACAAATTGTCAATGATTTTTTCAAAGACGGCGATGTAATTATTGCACCCTGGCTAGTTGGCGACGATCACAAAAAGTTGTCTAAAATGACAGCCCGATACATGTTTGGACATTTTGAATTGCCACATTTCAAAATGAATGCCATGGTAGAAATGCCAGACCACGGTGAAATCCGAGTAGAAAACTTTTCTGGTATCGAAAGTGTCTACAGTGGACACTTTCATTTACGCCAACACAAAAAGAATATCAACTACATCGGCAACTGTTTTCCGCATAACTTTGCCGATGCCGGTGACGATAAACGAGGTATGATGATCAAAGAGTGGGGACAGGAAGATCAATACTTTGCTTGGCCCGGACAACCGTTGTATCGTGTAATGAAGTTAAGTGAAGCTATTGATAATGGTAAAAATATACTAAAGCCCAATATGCATATTCGTGTAGAGTTAGACATCGATATCAGCTACGAAGAAGCAAACTTTATCAAAGATACGTTTGTCAAGGATTACAATTTGAGAGAAATGGCATTAATACCTAGCAAGCGTACGGATATTGACATCGACCTGGCGCCAGGAGAAGTAAAATTTGAGAGTGTGGATCAAATTGTTACAGATCAACTGACTAATATTGAAAGTGAATTCTACAATACTAAATTGTTGTTAAAAATATATCAAAATTTATGACCGAAATAGACCAAGCATTAGAACAACTTAACAAAGAATATTGCGTTCTTGGTACCTTTTATTATTCTATGCTTGCCAAGCATAACGGTGAAAAAATCTTATATGATTGGCTCTACACACATCACAAAGATTACTTTGAACCCAATGAACGATTGGTATTTGTTCAAGACTGTGGTGATGTATACGAATACAACGACGAACTAGGCAATCACACAACCGCCATACAAAAAGCATTAAAGGTTGTAGATATTACCAATTGTTTTGTTACTATATTAACTACTAATAAAAATATTGCAAGAGAGCTGACGTTAGTCACGGATACTGATGTTATAAATCATGTAGTAGTGCCTGGCAAATATGATCCAATTTTTCCAACGTTTGGCAACACATTTTGTCCATTACCGTGGATGCATCTTCATATTGCCCCTAACGGAGATGTGTTGCCATGTTGTGCTGGGGACACTAACTATCCGTTAGGCAATATCGATCAAGACAGTTTAGTAAACATTTACAATAATAAAAAATTTCAAAAATTACGACAGGGATTATTAACTGGAAAACATCCTAAAGAATGCCAGTATTGTTGGATCCATGAAAAAAATGGCCTTAAGTCTCATAGACTAAATCACCTGGAGCATCATCGGGTATTAGAGATAAGAAACGACGGATTGGTTGACAACTTTAATCCAATTACTCTTGACATACGTATTAATAAAGTATGCAATCTCAAATGTAGATCATGCAGTCCGCACCTTAGTAGTGCTATTGCACAAGAAGTTCAAGGAATATACAATGTTGATTGGCCCACACTGAACAATCGTCAACGAAAATTAGTAATGTCAGAATTGTTGTTGTTGCTACCTAATTCCGAACACATATACTTTGCAGGTGGTGAACCATTGTTGGCACCAGAACACCTTGCTATGATCACCGAGTTGGGTCGAATTAAAAATACTAATCTTAACATATTTTATAATACCAATTTTATGCAACTCGATTTTCGAGGAACTAGTTTTACTGATATGTGGAAAGAATTTTCAGACATCACAGTTGGCGCTAGTTTAGATGCTCACGGATCAGTAGCTGAATATCTGCGACACGGAACGGTATGGTCTACAATTGAATCAAATCTCAAACGATTACAAAACAAAGCACCACATGTAAAATTTAGAGTTACATCTACGGTGGGCTTTTTAAACATCGAAAGTCTAATAGAACTACAACGCAATTGGACTGAGCAAGGATTAATTTCAATCGATCAATTTTCAATTCCGCAAATAATATACGATAGCTATTTTTCTGTGCAAGCAGCTCCAATTCATCATAAACGCCGATTGACTTTGATTATTAAAGATCACATCAGCTGGTTGAATTTTCAAAGTGCCAAAGAACTTGCAAACAGGTGGCAAGAGGTTATTGACTACATGTGGAAAGAAGATCGTACGCATCTTTTGCCTGAATTTCAACGGACTATGAGTAATCAGGACCAGTATCGAAATGAATCATTTCATACCATATTACCACAGTTTGCAGATATTATGCATGTGGTTGAATAATACTAAAAAATAGTATATACTATACATATGATCCATATAAAAAATTTAACTGTTAAGAACTTCATGAGTGTTGGTAACAGCACTCAGGCCATTGATTTTGATCGCAAAGACCTTACGTTAGTGTTAGGTGAGAATTTGGATCTTGGCGGAGATGGTTCAAGAAACGGAACCGGCAAAACTACTATCATTAATGCTCTAAGCTATGCTCTATATGGCACAGCACTCAGCAACATCCGCAAGGATAATCTAGTAAACAAGACCAATGGCAAGAACATGTTGGTCAGTCTTGATTTTGGTGTGGGTGGTAAGAATTACAAAATTGAACGTGGGCGTAAACCAAATGTGTTAAGATTTTTTGTCAACAATGAAGAACAGGCCATCACCGACAACGCTCAAGGTGATTCGAGAGAAACCCAAGAAAATATCGAACAGTTGTTAGGACTCAGTCACGATATGTTTCGACACATCTTGGCCTTAAACACTTACACTGAACCATTCCTAAGTTTAAAGGCCAATGATCAACGCACAATTATCGAACAGTTATTGGGTATTACACAACTAAGTGAACGTGCTGACCGTATCAAAGAACTTAACAAACAGACCAAAGATTCTATACAGCAAGAAGAATTTCGCATTCGTGCAGAACAAGAAGCAAATAAACGTATTGAAGAACAAATAGAAAGTCTACGACGTAGACAAACATTGTGGACAACTAAACATGGCGAAGATATCAAGGAACTTGAGAAAGCCCTTAAGGCGTTACAGAATATTCAGATTGAAGTGGAGATCCAAGCGCACAAAGATCACAAAGAATGGGATCAACGGCGAAAGGATATCAATGAACTATCAACTCAGATCTCCCGTGTCAAAATGGACATCAGTAGGGATGAAAAGCTGGCGGCCAAATTATCAAAAGAAATCGAGACTCTTAAAAATCACGAGTGTCATACGTGCGGACAGGCCTTCCACGACACTAAGCACCAACAAGTTTTAGAAGGCAAGCATACGGAATTGGCTATGGCTCAACAGAGTGGCACAGAATTTAACACCCTCTTGTCAGAATTAGAGACTGCCCACACCACCTTGGGTCTGCTAGGCAGACCACCCACAATGTTCTATGACAAGGAGTCCGATGCTATTCAACATCAAGCCACTGTGGCCAACTTAGAACAACAGATTGCCACAAAGGCTGTTGAAACAGATCCTTATGCAGAACAAATTACAGAAATGCAACAGCAGGCCTTGAAAGAAATCACTTACGATACACTGAATGAACTTACTCGATTGCAAGAACATCAAGACTTCTTGCTCAAACTGTTGACCAGTAAAGATTCATTTATTCGTAAAAAAATCATTGAACAGAATCTCAGCTATCTAAATGCTAGACTCACACACTACTTGGATCGTGTGGGTTTACCGCATACAGTGGTATTCCAAAATGATTTAACTGTCAGCATCGAAGAATTAGGTCGTGAACTAGACTTTGATAATTTGAGCCGTGGCGAACGCAATCGATTAATCCTGAGCATGAGTTGGGCATTCCGAGATGTGTTTGAAAGTTTATATCAACCTATTAATCTGTTGTTCATAGACGAAATGATTGACAATGGGCTTGATACTGCAGGTGTAGAAAATGCCCTGGCATTATTAAAACAAATGAGCCGAGAGCGACACAAATCAATTTGGTTAGTAAGTCACCGAGATGAGTTGTCTGGAAGAGTTGAAAATATTCTTAAGGTTGTCAAAGAAGGTGGCTTTACCAGTTACAACACAGATGTAGAAATAGCATGACAGCGACCATTGTTAAAGATATAAACTTTAATCAATGTCAAAGTTTATATCTTTATAAACTAAAAGACAAAAATAATCTGCCGCATTATAAACAATTTGTTGACTCAACGTCTGATGGCCAAACTGATGCATTAATTATTAATCATCAATATTATTCATTAGAAGAATTACGCAAAAAAATAATTGAGCGTAGTCACGGTGTCTCGGATTATTTTTACCTAGCTGTAAACAAATTTTGCATTTATTCTACAGTAGACTCTGAGCCTACTGCAAACAATTCAGAATGGGATTCTCTATTGGTTCAATATTGCCATTCTGCAATCAATGATAAATTTGACTTAGTCGGTTCAGTTGTCCGTCCAGACGATGTTGGACAGCTGGGAAATTTTGTTCATCCGGTTACCACAATGATTTTTAAACGTTATGGATAAAGAAAAAATACGACTGTTAAAAAGTCATTACATGGCCAGATGGACTGTGATGAGACATAATCAAAAGCGTCTAGACAAAATACTGGCACTAGAAGATCAGATAGTTTTAAAAAATTTAATGCCAGGAACTACTCTTTGCTACAACTGTCTTGGGGAAATTTACACTGGAATGATTGACATGACTCCTAGTGAAAAATATCAAAATTTAGTATTGATCAACAACCGAGAGTTCAAGTATAAAACAGTTGATCAAATCAATGAGTGGGTGCAAGAACTTGCTGAACAACATTTGCAACCTGGCGGAAGGATCATAGTGAGTGTATCTCACCGGTTTTTGATTTATAATCGAGTTGAAATATCTGTTAACACGTTGGTTTCACGTTGGTTTTCTAATGTTAACAATTTCACCGTGATAAAATCTTTAAACTTATTAAATAAAGCTAACCAAGGGTACGGTGACTACTTTTTCTGGGTAAACTACAAATGATGATAACTACTAGTCCATGGTATGGCTGTACGAAAACGCTCAAATTGAAACATTGCCCAAAGACTGTGTTGGGTTTGTCTATTTGATTACAAATAACATAACCGGCAGGAAATATATTGGGAAAAAATTAGCAAAATTTAGCAAAACAACATATCGAGTAATAAAATTAAAGAACGGCAACAAAAAGAAAAAACGTATCAGAAGCAAAATAGACTCCGACTGGCAGCTATACTATGGAAGTAACGATCAACTTAACAAAGACCTTGAGGCGCTGGGCGCTGCCAACTTCACAAGAGAAATATTATTTTATTGCAAATCAAAAGCAGAATGCAGTTATATAGAAGCTAGAGAACAATTCAATCATAGAGTATTAGAATCAGACGACTACTACAACGGACAAATAGTTTGCCGAATACATGGTAGTCACATAAAAAACAAAATTTAAAACTTAGATAGGCAACTCATAGACACTGTGCTAGTCGCGGACTAGCCCCATTGAGGAACGGTGAGATACCCGGTCCGGATTCTTGGGCGTCAAAGGCAATTGCTAACTTAAGGCAACAAATGGTTTGGGCTCCGTTGAAAAAGATACGACCCATGCTTATAGGACTTGGATCTAATATCGGGTTACTAGGGTTCCGTTGATATGTGAAGCTTGAGTAGGGGGTACCGGTCAACCGCCTCCGCGTAGGAAACTACAATCTCATTACTATTAGATGACTGCTGTCACTCGGATAATGGCAAAGTCGATTCACCGTGACACGGTGAATCATGACCACAGTATCTGGATAATAGCTAAAACAATAATTGAAACAATAGGTTAATGAGCGATAGCGAAATTAACAGATCTCTAATAGAGATCTTAATATATAGATTCAACTTGATGAATGTTTGGTTCTAATAAAAGATGTAAATTTTTGGTATTGTTAGGAAATTTAACCAATTGCCAAGTTTTTAAGTTTAAGTTGTGTTGATAAATCAAACAATGCTGTATCACGATTTCTTGTTCAAATGTTAAGTCGACGAGCTCATAATCCCAACCATTGACAATCGATTCAATCATGTGTGGTAATACATGACAAAAATCTAAATGATTGAATTGTGTATTCTGCCATTTAGCATATATTGATTTCCACAGGTGTAGTCTGTCTGGGTCAATTTGTAAACCTACATGGGCTAAAATTTTATGCATGTATTGTTCGCCAAGTGTCCAGAACGATCTAGAATCAATCCACAGATGTGACAAACTAAAATCCAACGGCACACGACTTCGATGAAAAGGTCTGACATTCAGTGCTCGTCGTTCTCTTATGTCCCAAACGTCTGTTAAATTACTGTAAGCAGCAATGGCCTCATTGAAGAAGTATTCTTCAAATTCAGTGGCCAATTCAGATTGACAACCAGATTGGTTGTTGTCAAATAAAAAAGTACCTCGTCGACGAAAATTGGTATGATACAAATCAATCTCGGGACTTGAATCTACATAAATTATTTTTGTGTTGCGTTGGGCACATAATTTAAAAAGATCAGCATAATCTTTTTGTTGATACTCGAGTATTTGGTTGTTTATGTCAGGATTACTGTTATTTTTATCGAGTATTAAATTTAATTTTTTAGCAGTTTGGTCGAATCTCAACAGTTGTGGATAAACAGTAAACACACCGGTGTTTTGATGATCAAATTGATCTAAAGTTTCATTTGTTTCAGTGTAGCCAGCTGGATGATTTTTTTTATGATTATGTGCATTGTTTTGATCAAGCGGATTACTGGTCAACTCTATCCATTGATTGCTGCTAATATTAAAAAACCGTGTCTGCCCACTTAAAAAGTGTATACTCCAATCGATAAATGTGCAACCCAATGGTTCTTGACTGGTCACACATATTTTTGTATGCGACATGATTAGAACTGATCCGGCCAATCTCTAAACAAGGCATGTTGAATGTCTCCGCTAACAAACTGATTGAAACTTTTGTGTTTCACTTCAAGTTCACCTTCTAATGGAGCAACACGGCGGAATGCCGAATCCATTTGCCCCATATTCCGGAACTCCATCAGGATCATCCATTCCGGCATGTCGGCAATACTACGGAATCCCATCTTGCAACGGGTGATTCTATAGCTCTCCATCTTGCCTTCGCTAATCAAATGATCGAAGAAACTTTTCATTCCATTGACCCAATCAAGGTCTGAAATGTCACCTTCTTTGTTTGCCCAAATTGTATATAAGTCTGCCATATTTTTACTCCAGTGGTCCTAGTATTTCAAATCCATCCATGTCGGATTTGTATAAGTGTGCTTGCTCAAGATACAAGTATTGGAATCCTCGTTCCCGGTAGATAGCACACTCTGCTTTCATTGTTTCAATGCCCAACCGCATTTTAGGTTTGTGATATGTCCATGCAAACTGATCACATAATGCATTGTGCTGATCAAATTTGCGAATCAAACTAAATGCTACCAATCGGTCTTGGTCGTAATACCCAATAATCTCAGCCATTGGATCTGTGTAACGACTGTGAAATATGGGCATTACACTGGCAAAGTGCTTGTAGATGCAATAGGTTCTGTATATATCATCCAGCCGAGCCAGCACATCAGGTTCGCGACTGGTAATATACTTCCATGAGACTGCGGGTGTATAGTTTGTTTTGGCTAAGTCAATTCTTGCAAATTGATAAGTCATAGTCTTGGATCCTGACGATGTTTGAACAGGGGCGTTAGATACTCTTCGGGCCAGGTGTTGTAAAAACCCTTCCGGCCAACCAGTTGTGCTTTTTCATTCAAGTCTGTGAGACTTTGTATCAATAACAGGGCATAGGTTCCGTTGTTCATGACCACACCGTTGACTATTTCTGCATCGTCGGGATGATCTTCCAAGGCTAATAAATTATTTGGCACTAAAAATTCTCGATTACAAACATCAACAGCATGGCTCAATTCATCATGTGGTATATCCTTAGGATCGTATGCAAAAATAATCACACTCTTACCGTTTAGTCCTCGGCGACTGATCTGTGTGAGATCGTGAATGGGTGCCAGTCCTAGTCTTACATCAAAGTCTTGATCTAGTCGGGCCTTCCTAGCATACGGACAAGGAGCCCAGCCACCCAGGTCAGCATGTGGAACTTCTACAAAGTTCATGATCCACTGTTCTATATTGTGTTTTACGTCTTCTAATTTTAATAGCATAGGTTAAAAGAAAGGCAATCCGCTTTTCTTGGTAGTTTCTAAATGTTCTTTAATTAAATCGTTAATCAGATTGCGTTCTTCATAACTCAATGCCATGGCTTGATCGTATGTCAATCCACCTCGCATGTACCACGACATTCTCAACGCCTCCTGCCGAATATTACTTACTTCTTTATCCATCTGTTCCAGCATCTCAGAGATCTGGTCAGAGTTCAAGGCTAGGAGGCGGATTCGAAAAAACTTGTCATGTCCAAAGTTATATTTTGTTTATATTTGTTTTGGCATTCTGGACATGTAAGATCTATGGGTTGCAGTTCAGCTTTATTTTTAAGCTCAATAATATGGTCTCGTACGCTGGTGAATATTTTACGATCGCAATTGTTCATTAGCTCTAAAATAAATTCAGATTCAGTGACCACAGCCTGCGGTGTTTTAACTGCGGCAATACTTTGACACAAGGCCTGCACAGTAATTGTGGTCAAGCGTTTCAGTGCATCATTGATATTTTTTATCTTGTCTGTTTCTGGAGTTTCTGCGTCAGGAATCATGGACATTATTTTTTGTTGCTCAAACTGCAATTGATTGTTGGCATTGAGATCTTGATAAGTCATAGGCCGGAAGAAAAATTCTAAATCGCCGTGCCGCACACTATTGTTGTAGTCTGGAGCCTGAATGCCGTCCAGCATCATTCGTAAATCGATTGTGAACTCGTGTTCATGATTGCAACTAGGACATTGGCTACCAGAATCTAAATCATGTCCGTGACTGGCCAATCTAATACCAACCAAAATGGTGTCTACGTCTACTGCTGGGATTGCCCAGGCATTTTTTATGTTTGGCACACAGCTTTGTATTACATCAACCATGGCAGCTCCATTAAACAAAGCATCTGGTGTTCGATAGCTGATTTCGTCGATAGCAGTCATGGGCAACACAGGAATTTCTCCATTTGGCGGCATATCCAACGTGCCAGGTGGATAAAAATTACCTTTACTGGGTAGCCGTATGTAAATTGACGGCTGTCTAAAATACTGTTTTAATGGGTTGTTTGATGTCATAAATTCCCTCGCTAAATATAATTATGGCAAATGACGACTCCCTCAAAGAATTAGATGACTGGCTAGCCAGACAAAAAGAATCGTATGAAGCTGGCTATATTTCTGCAAAACAGTTGCACGAAGCAGAAATGGACCACGCAGCCGGCATACGAGGTTATACTGCACAGCTAAAACAAAGTATAGGTCAACTGGGTACTAGTACCAAAGATACAATTAGCACCATGTCCAAAGGCCGAGATTCTACAGAGGCCTGGTCTAAAACAGTTGAGTCCGGTGCTGATGCAGTTGCTTCATACACATCAAAATTTGGCCCAGCCGGCAAAGCCATGGGCTTGTTGGCCAAATCAATTGCGGCCCTTAATACTGCGGCCCTGGCACAAAGTAAAGCATTATTTGATCAATATCAAAAGTTAAGTCAAGTTGGTGTAGTTGGTGGCAAAGCCATGGACGAAGTCTATGAAAAAATGCGCCAATTTGGTTACACTCAAGACCAACTGGGTAACTTAAATCAAGTTCTTACTGAGAACAGCAAAACACTAGGCAAGTTCTACGGCAGTGCGCTTGAAGGCAGCCGAGTCATGGGACGGGCTGCAGCCGGCTTTGAAGAACAGCGCGAGTCGATGAGAAGAATGGGTTTCACAGTCGATGACCTAAACGAGGGACTGGGTGCCTACATGCGTGAGCAAGGTGCGCTAGGAAAATTACGAGGGAAATCTGACAAAGAACTAGCTGAAGGCACAATATCTTATCTCAAAGAGCTGGATGCAGTGACCAAACTGACTGGATTGAATCGCAAGGAACAAGAAGATCTTCGACAACAGGCTCTAAATATTGAAGCGTTCTATGCTACTCTTCAAGACATGGATCCAGCAGCTGCAAAAGAGGCCTTAAAAGCCTACGAACTAGCAGTGGTACAAGTTGGTCCTAAGATGGCTGCCGAACTTGCCGGTTCATTTGACGGAGTTATAACCGGCGGCACCGACATGATGATGGCCACCGGTGGCGAGAGCATGAAGAAATTCAGCAAAGAGTTTTTTGAAGCTGGTGGAACTGCATCTCAATCCATGAAGGCACTTGGAGATTCTATTACTCCAGAAACTGTAGAAGCTATCAAAGGCATAAACAAGCTCGGTGGCGCATTTGGACCAAATTTAAAAACAGTAACAGAATTTAAAGAAAGTGTTAAAACTCTTACTGAAGATACTGAAAAGGTAACAACAGAACAAAAAAATCAACTAGACGGTCTAGATAGTGCAACCAAGAGTCAGGCCGCTATTGCTGAGAATCAAGTTAAAACAGCACAAAGAACAGCAGACTTTACCAATATATTTGTACCAGCAGCAACCAAGATACAAAAATGGGCCACTGATACAGCAGAGTTTACAAGTCGTATAATACCAGGCTCTTCTACCGGTGGTATATTTGGACTTGGGTCAAGAGGTGGTGGCGCATCAGGTGGTGGTGGTGGCTCTGCACCAGCAGGCGGTGGTGGTGGAACAGGAGCTCCGGCAGCTCCGGCAGCTCCGGGCAGTAGAGGTGGCAGTAGTGGTACACCTACAGCACCTGGAGCATCCTCGTCAAGCAGTAGCGCACCTCCATCGGGGCAAGGTGCCGATGCTGGTTCTTATAGTAGGTCAGGCGGAGGTCTAGGAGCACCTCCATCAATGCAACAAGCATCAACTGGCGGAATGAGTGATGATGATATTAAAAAGATGATCATCAGGCACGAAGGTATACGTAACAAACCCTATCAAGACAGTTTAGGATTGTGGACAGTGGGTGTCGGACATTTAATTGGTGACGGCAAAACGCTACCACCAGAATGGAATAGAGAATTTTCCAACGATGAAATAATGAAAATGTTTAATGATGACTATGCTAGTCATCGATTGGCAGCACAACGAATACCCAGTTTTGACAAGTTAAACACCAAAGGACAAGCTGCGTTAACTGACTTGACTTTTAACATGGGCAACAGTTGGATTGACAAATGGCCCATGTTAAAAAAGCAGTTGGCATCAAACGATGTTGCAGCCGCCGCTGCAAATTTAGAAAGTAGCAAGTGGTATGGTCAAGTGGGCAACCGTGCTCCTACAGTGGTAGATTTATTGAGAAATGGCGCTGCTACTGCTGAGGGAGGTGCTGCGTTTTCTGGTCCAAAATCTGGATATTCTGCTGTGTTACACGGTGATGAAGCAGTGATACCACTTAATAATAACAGTGGAAATTTTATAAAAATGTTTGAATCCATGGCCAGCACCAATCAACGTATTGTTTCTTTGTTGGAAGAAACTTTAGATGTGCAATCAAGTATAGCGTCAGCAACCAAGAATACTGCTGACAGCAGTGGCAAAATGTTGCACTACGCACAAGGTTAACGGTAAATATACGACCATGGCAGATAATCAAAACACTCGCAAACCCGGTTGGAAAAAGTATTTTAAAGTAGCAAACACCGGCGGCCAACTGAGTCCAATTTCAGGACAAAACCAATTTGGTCTAGACGGATATCCTAGACAAACAGGCGGAGACTACACAGGCGGAACACCAAACGACTTTGCATTCCGCAACTATGCTAGTAGATTGCCCGAAGTATATTCAGGACATCCTAACCGAATTGAACGCTATAATCAATATGAAAACATGGACTGCGATTCGGAAGTCAATGCCTGTTTGGATATCATTGCTGAGTTTTCAACACAGGTCAATGAAGACAACAAAACTCCATTTGATATCAATTTTACAGACAAGCCTACTGATCACGAAGTAGAAATTGTTAAAAAACAGCTACAGCAGTGGACCAAATTAAACAAACTAGATCAACGAATTTTTAAATTGTTCCGCAATACTATCAAGTATGGCGATCAGGTGTTTGTGCGTGATCCAGAAACATTTGAAATGATGTGGGTTGACATGGTCAAAGTAGCCCGTGTGATTGTAAATGAAAGTGAAGGCAAACGCCCGGAGCAATACATTATTCGTGACATTAACCCTAACTTTCAAAACATGAGTGTAGCACAAAAGACTACCAGTGATTACTATGTGAGTCGTGCCACTGGATCAGCTGGCGGCGGATCAAATTATACCTCTCCTGGCGGCGGCGGCGCAGGTGGTGGTACTGGCAACGGCGGAGTAGGCAACAGTCGCTTTACACAGGCCATGAACGAAACTTGTATTGATGCACGACATGTGGTGCATCTTAGCCTTAATGAAGGACTGGATTTTTTCTGGCCATTTGGACAAAGTATCCTGGAAAACATTTTCAAAGTATTCAAACAAAAAGAACTGCTAGAAGATTCGGTCCTGATCTATCGTGTGCAACGTGCTCCAGAACGTAGAATTTTTAAAATTGACGTAGGCAATATGCCCAGCCATATGGCCATGCAGTTTGTGGAACGTGTCAAAAACGAAATGCATCAACGTCGTATTCCTACTAATACTGGTGGTGGAGCCAACATGATGGATGCCAGTTATAATCCGTTGAGCATTAACGAAGATTACTTCTTTCCAGTTAGTGCTGACAGCCGCGGCAGTGATGTTACTACATTGCCCGGCGGTGCTAATCTAGGTGAAATTGACGATTTAAAATACTTTAATAACAAAATGGCCCGTGGTTTGCGTGTGCCTTCCAGCTACTTGCCCACAGGCCCAGACGACTCAGACCGTGCTATGAATGACGGAAAAGTAGGCACAGCACTTATCCAAGAATATCGCTTTAATCAATACTGTATGCGCCTACAACGCCTGATTATGCAGAAATTAGACGACGAGTTCAAAATGTTCTTGCATTGGAGAGGCTTTAATATTGATTCAGGAATTTTTAGTATTAGCCTTTGTGAGCCACAAAACTTTGCCAGTTATCGTCAAAGCGAACTAGACACCAGTCGTATTTCGTCATTTGCAGCTATTGAACCTTTGCCATACATGAGCAAGCGTTTTATGATGAAACGTTACTTAGGCCTAACTGAAGAAGAAATTGTAGAAAACGAAACAATGTGGCAAGAAGAGCGTGATCAACCTGAGTTAGAAACTACACAAGGTCAGGATTTACGCAGTATTGGTATTACACCAGCTGGACTAGAAAGTGACATTGCTACAGGTGAAGAAATAACCGGTGCTGATGCTGCAGGTGGACCAGAGGGTGGTATGCCTGGAGCACCCTCTACAGCACCTGGAACTGCTGGCACTGCCGGAGCACCGCCTCCAACCGCTGGTGGTGTGCCTGGCGTATAAATACTAGCATGATTCTCAACGAAATATACAAAAAAAGTCCTGAAGCTTATCAGGATGTCGGCCAAGATAACAGTCAACCACAACTGGGTAATCTTCGCAAAACTCGTCTGACTTTGCGTCAGCTTAACAAACTACGTCAGATGCAAGATGTGCGTAGTTACGAGTATAAAGAAAAACTTAAACAAGTTAAGAAACAATATGCACCCGCCCCGGCTGCTCCTGGACTATAGTTACCTGTAACATAATAGTCAAATATACTCACTTTTCCACCTCAAAACTACCAATATTATAAGTTAGATGTAAATATCTAACGAGCCATAACCATTGGAGGAACATATGACTAATAAATTTGAACAATTGATCGAATACGTGATCAATGATGAAGAAGCGAAAGCTAAAGAACTATTCCACGACATCGTGGTAGAAAAATCCCGTGAAATCTATGAAAATTTGATGAACGAGGAAGAGCAAGATGAAGAAGAGTTAGACGAATCTGAAGAAGATGATTCTGAAGAAGAACTTGACGAAAACATGATGGGCGGCGACGCCAGTGACGACTTGATCGACGATGTTGAAGCTGAAGAACAAGGCATGCAAGAAGATGAAGAGTCTGATGCAGAATTTGATGATGCTGCTGAAGAAGACGGCGAAGATTTAACACACGACATGGAAATGGACCACGACGAAGACAGCGGTGACATCGAAGATCGCGTGGTTGATTTAGAAGACAAGTTAGACGAATTAATGGCTGAATTTGAAGCTATCATGGGCGGCAATGAAGGCGGTGACAGTGTATCCGATATTGACGGCGGCGACGCTTTAGAAATGGACGACACAGACACAGCTGACTTTGGCGACATGGACGAAACCATGGGCATGATGGAAAATGTAACGTTAGACAAAGTTCCTGCTCCTAAGCATGGTGACGATGGTGCTAACAATAAAAGCGTAGTTGCTTTTAACAGTGGTGCTAAAGGCATGGCAGCAAGCCCAGTCAAAATGACTGGTGACACAGCTCAAGGCCGTAGTGCTCCAAAAACTGGTGACTTGCCACAAGCAGGCCAGTTTAAAAATGTACCAGGCAAAGGCGGCGCCAACTCCAAGTTGAGTGCAGCTCCGAAGCCTACTACAGCTCAAGCCAGTGGTGTGAATACAAAATCACCAGTTGGTAAAGCGTAATCCAGAGATATGGCTCGATATCTAAAAGAACATCTAAGCTTCACTCAGGCAGGTCTTGAAATCCTGTCTGAGGAAGCCCACGATGGCAGCAAAACCTTAAAGCTAAAAGGTGTTTGCATAGAAGGCGGCGTTAGAAATGCCAACGAACGAGTATATCCTGTAAATGAAATTGCCAAGGCAGTTGACACTATTAACGAACAAATTAAAACAGGTCATTCAGTTTTAGGCGAAGTTGATCATCCAGAAGATTTAAAAATTAACCTGGATCGTGTGAGCCACATGATTGAAAAAATGTGGATGGACGGCCCTGCTGGAATGGGCACGTTAAAGATATTACCTACACCGATGGGCAAACTGGTTGAAACCATGTTGACTAACGGTGTAAAACTAGGGGTTAGTAGTCGTGGATCAGGAAATGTCGACGACAGAACCGGACATGTCAGTGACTTTGAAATTGTCACTGTAGATGTGGTTGCTCAGCCGAGTGCTCCAAATGCATATCCCACAGCAATTTATGAAGGCCTTTTGAATCACAAAGGCGGACAACGATTGTTGGATATGTTCAAAGACCCAGCTAAGAGCGGCAAAGCACAGAGATACGTCAAAGACGAAGTAATGCGTCTGATACGTGGTCTCAAGATTGAAGGGAAATAATATGCTAGATGCTATTAAACCGTTACTAGATAGCGACCTTATCAACGAAGAAGCTCAACAACAGATCTCAGAAGCTTGGGAAGCAAAGTTGAACGAAGCTCGTGAACAGGTACGTGCAGAACTCCGAGAAGAGTTTGCACAACGCTATGAGCATGACAAACAAGTGATGGTGGAAGCCCTGGATCGT